CTTTTCGGGGTCAAACCTAATATAAAAAGTTACTTTATAACCTTTTAGATTTTCCAAAGCATCATTTACCTTCTGTTGTTCCTTATGCTTTTGGATTTGAAGTTCAAGTTCGTTGAGTTGTTCTTCAGTCAGTTGTGAAAGGTCAATCATCAGGTTTCTGTGTGTATGAAAGTATTATAAGGCATCCAGAGGCACCCAGAGCATCCCCTGTGCCAGTTCTTCAAGTGTCCTCACCAAAGTTCTTATAAATCGCATCCACCCATATCTTATCAATATATTTCCGTTCTTCATCAGTAATCATATTTGCTCTCAAATACTCTTCAAAGGTGATGTTATTATCATCCAAGTATTTTTGGAGTTCTTCAATACTATACATCCAAATAAACCTCAAAGGTTATTTTATTCATATGGTCTCCAAATTCCATATTCATACTTACCACCTGTGCCTCATCATTTTGGAGTTGTTCTGCTACTTGTTGAAAAGAAGTTTTCAAATCATCAAGGTCATAAGATTTGAGTATTGGAGGTTTTGATTTCTTCAGTTCATCTGCGAATGTTTCCTCACCCTCATAATCTTCTATTCTTGGAAGTTTTGGTTTCTCTTTCTTTCCGTAGATTTCATTATATTTGTCTATAAGAGGATTAGTCATTTCAATCCAATCAGTTTAGCAAAATCAGGAGTGATAGTAAGGTTTTGTTCTCTTACAAGATTACGAACTTCCTTACGAAGATTTATCCACTTGTTGTAGTAATCTTGTGATGCTTTTTCTGCTCTGTTTTTAGCATCAAAGTCGCACTGGTGCCCGTAAGTTCTGGTTTCGTAGTATCTCATTTTTCATCCTTTCGTGGTTCTTTACCTTTACACCAAATCGTATGAAGTTCATCAACACGATTTTCCCAAATCATAGTATCTACAATATAGTCATATGGGGTTTCATAAGTGTCTTCATACACTTCTCTAATGAAGATAGATTTATTTACTGATTGGGGGTATTTCATTTCTCACTCACCCAAATAAAAGATAGGCAATTTTTCATAAACCAACGAGTAATAGCATTCGGTTTAGTCGGCATATAATACCTGAAAGACCTACAATTACCGAATGTATAATATCCTTCGTGGTTATTTCCTTGTTTGATTACAAAACTGGAAGTAATATTACTACCAGTCGCAGTAAGTTTAGAGTAATCTAATTTTGCTGGAAAACTTCCATTCCTGCGAGCATACTCAATATCCTCAATAATCTTGGTAATCTTTTTACTAAACTGATACTCTTGACGATATTTGAGTTGTGCGAACTTATACTCTACATCCTCAATCTGTTTATCAATCTTCTCATCAAACTCTTGTGAGATTTCTTCCAGAGTTTTAGGTTTCTCTGGAATATCAAGATAAGGTTTGATTACATCAAAATACTCATAATCTTCGGTGTAATAAAAAGCACCAACAAAATAAGGAAGAATAATTTGAGGTGCTCCTTTGAGTTTGTTTGGGTTGAGTTTATATCCTATTCTTTCAGTCATTTTCTAATCACAGCAATTACTTTACGATTTGGATACTTCTCTACAATTATATCACGAGCATTCTCATAATCATTAGCATCCTTTACGGTTTCATAATACACAGTTTTATCTGCGTCATCCCAAGTTTGAACTTCGTAAGTCATAATCCTCTGCGTGATACTTCTTCATTTAATTCCCAACCAGAATCGTGCCCTACTTTGAAACCTTTAGTATAACCCTCATTATAAAGTTCTCGGGCAAACTTCAAGAAGTCATCTTCATCACATTCCCAGTAAATGTCGTGTGTTGTTTTACTTATGTGCCTATCAAACCCATAGGTTTTAGCAAGTTCACGGATTTGTTCTTCACTCATAATGCCTCCACATCACCATTAATAATGTCTTTAATGATATTATACTTGATTTTATCAATTTCTTCGTCCACCCACTTCTTCACACCCTCATTCATACTTTTGAGTGAGGTTTCCCATTCTTCATCAGTCATCGTTCAGAAACCACCTCAAAATCGGTCATAGAAATACTCCTCTTACTTTTAGCAAGAACTCCTTGATTTGGAAAATAAGGAACTGCTACAAGATTATAGAATGGTCTTAACTGCTCATAGAGAGTATAAAGGTGTCCGTCTTTCTTGTATCGGTAGAGTTTCATTTTGCCCTCATCGCAGTAATCACAGCATCTCTTGCGGTTTGTCCTTTTGCGTGGTTCATAGGAAATCCAGTATTGATAAAATACCAATCACTTTCACCATTCATTTTGAGAGAATGTGCTTGGAACTGATTGAGTAGAAACTCAAGGATTTCTGTGTCTGTTGGTTGTTCAGTCATCTTTTTCAACCGTCATAGTAGGACATATCATAACTACCTTCATTATAACCCATTTGAAAGATTTCTTGGGCAAACTTCACAAAGGCATCAAAGTTTCCAGAATACTCCCAACCATCATTTTCATCCCAATCTTCTTCAAAGTGTTCTTTTACAAGTTTGATGACTTCTTCATCTAAAATCATAGTCATTTTTCTCCTGTTCTAAAACATCACGGGCACGGTCAGCAATCTGTCTCAAACTAATGCGAGGGTCATTATAAGATGTCGGAGTCCAATTATCACACCAACTATCAAGTTCAATAATAACTCGTTCTAATGCTGATTGAGTTTTAGTCATCACCAATCCAACTCCACATAAATGCTCCACCCCAAATTATTAGGCAGATTATCTTTCAGGTATTCTAACATATAATCCTGAAAATCATAAGCAGTTGGAGAACATTCTTCAATCAACACACCATACTCCAAATCCTCTTCGTGAATACTATATTTCACCCACACATCAACCACTCGTAGGTCAGCATAATTTACACCACCAAATCGTTCTGTGGAATTCTTGAGTTCTTCAAGTGCCTTTGTAGCAACCTCCTGAATGAGTGTGAGGTTCTTATTAAGTGTTTCGTTCATCGTATCCCCGCATCAAATAATTTTTTTAGTTCATGATAAACAAGTTTTAGTGTATTATCAGTTTCTAAATTTACATCTCTCAAAATCCAATAGAGTTCTTTTGCTTGTTGTTCTGTTAGTTCCAAGACATAAGATTTTTTGATTTCAATCATTTTCAATCTCCTCTACATTTACATAAGGAGCAGTTTTCCATTCACTCCATTCCTCACAATCATAAAGGATGGGAGGACATAAATTACCAGAAGCATCAGTAGTAAAAATATGATACCGATACTGAATGTCTGGTTTCACTCCCAGTTCATTCTCAACGATACGAAGTTCAATCATTTTCCAAGTTCCTTTTGAATACGATACTCACACCATTCTGTATGATTTTTAAGTTCTCCGTTGATTTGTGGGTCACTTATCTTACAATAAGAACAGCAGTAATAAGGATTACCACCACCAATAGGTTCTTTTGGATAGTCGTTATAATATTGGTTCATTTCACAAAATCTCCAATCACAGGAACTTCTCCACAAATCTCATTCACTCTTACTACTGTTTGGTCTTTGAGTGCTTGACGACACTCCAAGTTTTTATTGTATGTTTGTTGGAATAATACTCGTTGTTGTTGGGCATCATAGGTGATGATAGCACCAGCAACGATTGCAATAAAAAATACAAACAAAACTGCCCAATCAATTCCATCAAATTTCATACTTAGCCTCCACTTCTTTCACCCGTTCCATAAAACTATCTTCACCATGATCACCTGAATACAGATAATCAATATGCCTCATAATCTCTGCCATCTTTTTCATTTTTGGCAGTTGTTCTTTTAGATATTCGATAGTTTCTGGTTCAAAAGCAGGATAATACTCTTCACCATAGTATCCACCATCTTCACGTTTCTGACCATTTTTGAGAATCTCATCTTCCAATTCATCAGCAAACTGATAAACTTTGTAGTAATCGTAACCACAGTTACCAAAATGTCCACCACTCATTTTCCAAGTCCTACTGGGGGTTTGATGTCGTTGAACTCATCATACAGCATCCTGGCAAAATGGATGTTAGGTCTTGTGCCAGTTTCCAAACTGGTACTGGTTGCAACAGTCCACATTATATCAAGTTCTCTTTTGTCAGGTAGAGGTTTAGTCATCTTTCAACTTCATATAATCTTTTGCTTGATAGAACAACTCATCACGCCAGTTTCTCCCCCAGATATCAAAAGTAAATCCTAAACGACCAAGAGAGAATAGAAAGGAAAACAGTCTACCATATCCCATAGAGATTTGAAGATAAGGCCACTCAATCCACTTACCATATTCACCAAAATCAACTGCAACTTGAAGCAGTGAATATCGTTCAGTAAGAAAGAGTGATAGGTAGAACTCTTTACCATAATCCTCTCTTACACCCCATTTTGCGACTTGAAAGATTTTCATTGGTTTAGTTCCTCTGCAAGTCGAATCATATCACCTTTATCCAAAACAATTCTACCATCTTGAGCCGTAAAGAACTGCACTTTTTCTGCAGCAAGACAAAGAATAGCAGAAACTAACTTTTCTTCAGTATCAGCACCGAAATTATTTCGGTGTTCCCATACTTCATTCATAAATTCTTGTGCTCGTTCAGTCATTTTACTTTACCGTGAATAGGACAATCAGCATTAACCCACTTGCGTTCTTCAGGCATCTCTTCATTATCCATTACAGGACACTTACAACCTTTCTCAACTGCTTCAGGAGACCCAGGAACAACACCATTCCATTCTTGATGAGTCATTGCTGACATTTCCTCATCGGTATATTGAGGATTTTCGGGTTGCTGGCAGCGTGAAAGTTTTGCTTTCAGATCATAAATCTCATCTTCCAACCTACGGAGTTCTTTAGAATAATCCTCTGACATCATCAGCTCAAACTCTTCCGAAATTTTACGCATATCTTCTTCACTACGCATATCATTAAATGCAAGCGAACAAGCACCTTTCATAATACCAATTTCATTATGTCCCATCGTGCGGGCAACAGTTCCAAAGAAACGGAAGAGTTGAATGGTGTTGATGTCTTCACAGGGAATCTCAAAAGTATAATGCTCCTCAGGAAGAGTTTCGTCGTCATACATTCCAGACGAATAACTTGGAGTCCATTCAGTATCAAAAGAAACTTTGAGTTTTGCTGTGTAGGTCATTGCTTTGGATGTCTATGCACCTACTATAAAACCCTTGACCGCGAAAGTCAAGGGTGAATGGACAGACTTTAAACTGGTCTATGTGGTCAAGAGTTTTCTACATATTCTTCTACAACTCTGCGTATCCTCATCACATTCAGTTAGACATTCAAAATATGAATTCATAATTTCGTGCTGGTCTATAAACTCATCTAGCGTATTACCGATTTTTTTCCACCCAGCAAGTTGATTGTAAGAAATTAAATTGTGCATAATGACCTCCACGCACAAAGAATATCATAATAAAGAGTTTTCAGTTCATTTTTATGACCTTACTATTCTACCACTATCTAGGAGGTTTATGTGGATTGCTTAATACAACTTAATTATAAATTGAACAAGGAACTCTGACTCGTTCTCTCCAAGTCCTTACATATCCAGGATTCCATCTATTGCCTGGCACATATTCTTCACGATACACAACTTCTGTGCAAATTGGTTCTCTATAATAAACTCTTGGTTCAAAAGGTTCCCAAAACTCTCTCCAAGTGATAGCACTTGCGGGTAGAGTTGCAAATGGCAAAAGTAAAAGTAAATATTTCATCAGTCTCTTTGTCGCCAATCGTCTGGTTTGTCTCCTGTGAAGAAATCAATAATATCATCAGCTCCATTGAATCCAGTGCGGTGATTTGAAGGGTCGGGATCACCCAAATCCAATGCGTTCATAAAGTCATCTAAACTTCCTTCTTGCATATCTGGATTTGCAGCACGGCGTCTTGCTTGCCTTAGAAGTGTTGCAGCGGAACGATTTGCTTTTGCCAACTTCTCTGCCCAAATCATGTCGCTTAACTCTACAGATTCGCCTTTTACAATTCGCTCACAGATTGCTTCAAGGCGAAGACGGTATTGAGTGGAGAGCATATGTATTACTCAGATAATGTTTATTTATTTCTTGATTTTAACTCCTGTTGCAATTCCTTCGCAAGTTTATATGCTCTTCTCCACATAAAATACTTTACAATTGGATTTGCTGGATTATGTAAAATCCACCACTTTGTCTTTTCATACTGTACTCTTGCTAGTTGAGTTAGCATATAAAATGCCCTCGCTACTGATTGGTCTGTAGCAATAAAATACAAAACAAAAGCAAATATAATCAACCAAAAGGTATAAGAACTCATTGTCTCAATGTCTTAAGATATTGTAGGACTTGTTCACGAACTGCCATAAGTTCATTAAAACACTTTTGGTTATGAGCACAGTTGCGAAGTTCAGGATCTGGTTTCAATACACTTTCCTCAAAGAGAGTCAGTCCACGATTCCACTTGTCAATTTGAGATTCTTCATTCATTGTTTTACTACTTTAACGGGACAGGAAGGAATAACTTTGCGGATTTCTTGAATAATTTCTGTTCTTTGAACTTCAGTTAATCCCACAACTTTAGAAATGCGTTGAATCACACTCAATGCGTCAGAGCAAGTAATAATGGTTGCAGTAAGAAATACAACCATGGTTTTCTCCTATTCTACTACTATTTAAGGTAGTTTATAATTTTTTAAGAAATTAAGTCATGTCGAAGGCAGACCAACTTACCAATCAAAACACCATAGCGTAGCAAAACAGCACGATCTTCATGCTCTTTTGATTCTTTCTTAACCAATCGAATTAGTTCGATAATATCGTCCAAATTCAAGTCTGTATCTTGAATGTTATGTTCAGTAACTTTCATCAGTCCCAACTAATATTTTCAAGAAGAACACCTGGCATTACATAAGTCCAACCACTACCACCAACTTTATAATCAAACTTATATTCAAATTTGTTGTGACTATCCCAAGTCACATATCCTTTCTCTTTATCAAACCGTCCTTTGATAGTCAAACCAAACTTATTGGAGAAAATGTTACGAGTTCTCAATGCTCCACCAGTTTCACGAGTTTCAATGACTTTACAAACATCATCATAGGTTTGAACACCATACTCTAAAATACAGTTTGTTTCATATACAAAAGGACGATAAACTTTTACCTTAGGAACTACTGGTGCAGACTGTGCAAAAACAGGAGAACCAAACAATAGTGCAGCAAGAACAATCAGTTTTTTCATCCAACAACCCTCCAACAAACGACAGCGTTACCTTTTTTTACAGAAGAAATGTGAGCAAAAGCAGCATAAGAAAGATCCAAATCAGCATGTGAGTATGGACCACGATCATTTACACGAACAATAACTTGTTTACCATTGTCTTGATTTGTCACCCGTATGCGTGAACCCATAGGTAGATAAGGGTGAGCTGCAGTCCAACGATAAGCGTCAAACCGCTCACCATTCGCAGTAACTTTTCCATGAAATCCGTCTCCGACTCCATAGTATGTAGAAATTCCACAAGTCAACGCAGCAATCAATCCAATCATTTCTCAATTTTCCAATGTTCATTACCAGACTTGGGAATCCAAGTGCAGTATTGTCGATTGATAGAAACCAAAAATAACATGTTATCAGTTTCTTGTTCCACTTCCATTGTATGAAGTGATTGCATGATATTCACAAAGCGATTCTTTGCCTTGGAACTTAGCGGTGTTACACTTACAAATTTCTTCTTGGTCTTAGGAGCTTTCATAGTGATCATAGTTTTTCAACCTCCACAAAGGTCATTGTACAGAGTTTTCAGTGTTGTGTCAAGTAGTCTAAGTATTCATTGAAAAGCACTTCTTCCATTTGAAATGCTTGTTGTTCCCATGGTTGGTCTTCATAGTCCGTCTCAGAGTGGTCTATGCCCCTCCAGTACCTCTTTCCGTGCTTATCCTTCAGAGCACCCATAACATGCTGATAAACATGCCAGAGTTCGTGTAGAAGGGTTCTGGTGTAATGGTCAGGGTCCATATGATTGTGTAGTTCAATCTCAAAGCATCTTGGTCTCCAATTACAACCAATTACTCCTACCCAACCATAAACTCCATCGCGTAACATTCCACGATGATTGACAATGATTTCAAGTTTATATCTTGGAAGGTGTTTGGAAATGAACCAATCTACAACTTGATTGCAACGACGCTTGCTATAGTTGTATCCACTGGTGTATAATGTAAGCATCAGAATAGTGCATTAAACACTGCTTCGGTTACTTTGGTTGCCCAATGAGCAACCCATACAAAACTGCCGACAAAAATCAGTCGGTTCAGATTTGAGTACCTCATTCGTTTCTCAGGTGTCTTTAGACATTATAAAACCTCCCAAGTCGGTTTTGGGAGGTCAGTGGACAGTTTTATGAGTGTCTACCTCAAGTTCAATTTGGAATTAAATTTAGTAAAGATTCTAAATCACTTATTGAACTGAACGAATATCTGTTTTTCAGAGGAAATTCTGGAAAGACATATTCTTCAGGATATAAATCTTCGTTAGAAAGAAAACGAAGATTTGATCTATATTCAACTAAACTTGAATATTCCGCATCGGATAAAGATGTTTCTCCATTAGAACTAGATTGTTCAGAATGTCTTTGAACTAACCAATCAGTTTCAGTTAAAACTAAAGAAACTTTAGTTTTTAATTCTGTTTGATAACTTTTCTTAAATGTGTTGCGATTAAATTGTTCAACCTCAGTTTCGGAGAATGGAACTACTTCCCCATCAACAAGTTTATAAAAACTATGACCTTCATGTTCAGTTGGAATTAAATACCAACCATCACCTTCTTGTTCAGATGATACTTGAACTGTACTAATATTTTGTTCGTTAAATTGTACGTATGCCATTAGAGTACTCCTTTTATATTATCTATTACCATACATGTCTGCACATGCATTATAAACTTTGTAGAATTGATACTGATTAGTTGAAGTTAGACCGTATCTATACCAATCAGCAAATTTCATAGTATTAATCATTCTACTATCAACTTGAATATATGGATCAGAAAAAGTAGATGATAAATTATAGAATTTATTTTGGTCATACATCCAAAAAATACCACCAGTATTTGTCCAATAGTATGATGTTGCAACTTGCATGACAACATAAGTTGTTTGTGCTGGAATTGTAATGTTTGCCGACCAAGTAAGTCCGTAACTACTATTACCAGTTCTTTGCCCAAGATTTGTCCAAGTACCAGATGTTACTCCACTATAAGTTCCGTTTTGTCCCGGAGAATATACCCACAAAGAACTTCCATCATGTCCAGATGACCAATATGATGAATGCATTCCATAAATTGTAATTGTCTTAGAAATGTTGGAATGATTACGAATTGGCATCATTAAGATGCTTACGGGGTTGTAAGAAGTACTGTTTGGATATGCTCCTGATAGAGCTTGAGAACCTATATTATTCCCAGTCACATTCATCTGCTGTCTAGTGAGAGGATAATTTTGTCCAGTATCTCCATAATTATAAGTACTATCATTTACTCTTGGGATAAATCCTAAACCAAACCAAGACCACTGTTCGGCATCAGACTGTCCATTGGCACCATATGCACGAAGATCGCTGACCAATGGACCAGCAGCTACAGCAGGACCATTAGTTGCCCAACCATTCAGAGTATTTTGTCTTGCATTAATACTATAGATTGCCGAAATACTTTTTCTTGTTCCGCCAAAAATCTGCTCAAGAGAGTTATAATCGGCAGATGTGACTGGTTGCCAAGTTTGATCACCTCTTAAGAAAGTTCCTGAGTTAGCAGTACCTGATGCTAATCTTGCAGTTGGTATTGTACCAGAACTAAGATTTCCTGCATTAAAAAATATCGAACTATCATATCCATCAAGTAAATCTGCATTCAGATTGTTTACTTTAGTTGTAGATGAAACTGTAAATGGCGCGGTGCCTGAAGCAGTATTTGATGTAAAAGTAGGTGCAGTAATAGTACCACTAGAAACGGTAAATCCCGAGGGGAAATTGGCTGAAGAAAGAGTTGTAATTCCAGTTACATTCAGATTTCCTTGAACAGTAATGCTACCCGTAGATGTCAAAGCAGGAACAGTAGGTCCACCTGTCCCTAATCTATTTGCAATATTATCAACATTTAGTTGAGACATATCCCTAATTTGTTTTTTAGTTATTTATAGTCTATTTATTTAATCCCAGTGGATTTATAACTACAACCTTATTGGAATCAATGTTTAAAGTTCCGTTAAAATCTATCACTAACTTTGCAAAATTTCCTACAACATAACTTGACGAGACTCCTGTATTTTGATTTCCAATTGTGATTGTTTCATTCGCTAATATTCTTTTTTCAAAAGGTAGATGCCCAAACATATCTTTTGCATCTTCAACATATGATCCAAGAATACCTTCATCTCTCATTGCAACTTCAATTCGTGAAGTTGAGTTATTGACCCTAACGCTTACTCCAGTTCCAACAAAGTCTAATGTCGTAAGACCTGCACCAACATATATTCCATTAGAGTTTATACCAACGATTGCACCTGCTGTGATATTTAATAATCTTCGGTTGAAATCAATAACTGGTACATTGCCTGCTCTGTATTGTCCTGTTATATTAAAGTTTGCTGATGTTGTGACTCCGGATATGAAAGAATCGCCATCAACATAAAGAGCTGATGTTGGAGCAGCAAAATTAATACCCAAAGATCCGTTAAAATATGCACCGCCAGCAACTTGAAGTCTTTGGTTTGCCGTTCCAGTTGGGGTATCTGCGCCAATTAATAGAGCACTTGAAGCGTGTCTCCATCTAAATCTATTTGTAGAGTTAGTCTGGAATATAATATCTTGAGAATCATTATGATTAATGATTAATCCACCTGTAGTTGATGTTATCAGAGTTCTATTCCCAGTACCACCAACTTCAGATAATCCTAAAGTTCCGGCAATAGAAACTTGAGTTGTTGGCGTAACTGTAAGAGCAATTCCAAGTCTTGATGATATATATGCGTTGCCAGTTACTTGAAGTGATTGTGATGGAGTGCCAGTTGAAGTGGCAGATCCAATTATAACTGGATTTCCTCTAAAAAGCGTAGTATTTGTAAATGTGGAAATTCCAGTAAAAAGAGAAGTGTCAGTTACATGAAATTTTGATGTTGGAGTTGAAATTCCGATACCAACATTATCAGTACCTGTATCATAAAAAAAGTTATTTGCACCCGCAGGATATCCACCATTATTCAATTGAATTGATTTTGCTGGACCCGTTGGAACAAATGATGCGACAATATTAGTTAAATATCTACCATCTCCATGATAATAATTGGCAGTAACAACACCAGAAACATTTATATCTGTTAATATTCCTATTCTTTTAGCCGCATCATTTACACCCAAATAAGATGCAAACTGCGATAGTTCTCTGTTGTATGCCATTCTTGTAGATCTCCTATGTCTTATTTAGAATTGGAGCGAAATAATTAAGCAATATTTCCAATTGAGTCTGAATTTCCTAAGCACCTAATTTTTAGATAACTATCCTTAAGCGGCGTAATTGTACCAGCACTGACAAATGCTTTTAAAGTCACTCTGCAGTCTGCAGATGGTATAGCAAGTCCTTTAACCTGAATCAATCCTCCTGCACCATTAATAATAGATGCTGATGGAGACATTGTGACTGTTTGACCAGTTCCTGCAAGTACTCTTCCACCAACAATGTCAATATTACCAGTAACATTACCAGTTGCAGTTAATGATGCAAATCCAGACCCGGAAGAAGAACTGAAGAGCAATGTGCAAGTTCCTGCTGTCGTTTTCGTGAAGAAGAGATTATAGTCAATTTCATAATAATGTCCAGAGAGAAGTGAAACTCCTACATTGTTTCCAAACCAAGAAACTGAGGTTTCTGCCGTTGTTGCACTAATATCACTACCGTTTGCATTTAATCTATAAAATTGCGTTGAGTCAATAAATGCTCTCTTAGTTCCATTTGTAATATCATTTTGTGTTACGAATAGATTCACTCCATCATATTCAATTGCATTTGATTCTGGCGTTGTTAATAAAGATCCTGCATTAACTTTGATTGGAGCTCCATTAGGAGTTGTTCTACCAGCACCAATATGCAAATTGCTACTGATTGTTGTTGTTCCAATTCCAACACCGGGAATAGATGTGTCAAAAACAAATGGTTTTGACGAATCTGAACTTGAAATTTGAGTAGTAACTCCTGCGGAGGATGATGTTAGAACAACATTAAATGAACCAGAAGACCCAACATTCAATAATACACCATCTTGTCCAGCAAGTCCCTGAGTACCTTGAACACCTTGTGGACCTGTATTGCCGAGAGGACCTAGAGTTCCTTGTGAACCTTCAGTTCCTTGCGCTCCCTGACCAGCAAAGGCTCCCTCTCTTCCTTGAACACTGGTGCCTTGAGTGCCTTGTGTTCCATTAGAACCTTGAAGACCTTGAACACCTTGATTTGATCTACCTTGAATTCCTTGAACACCTTGAGAACCTTGGGAACCATCTTGACCAACATAACCTTCATTTCCCTGAATTCCCATGAGACCTTGAATACCATCAAGTCCCTGAATTCCTTGAGCACCTTGGATTCCTAATGTTGAACTATTAATCCAAGAAACATTAGAACCATCACTTCCTAAGACATAACCCAAAGAACCAAAATTTCCATCTTTATCTAAGATATTTCCCGTTACTTTAAGATCTCCTTGTACATGCAAGTCAGTATCTGCTTTTGTTGTACCTATACCAACTCTACTTTGTCGGTAAATTGTTGTTCCTGCTCCAGTAGTCCAACGCGAAGCGACAAAAAGACTGCCATTTTGATATAATGAACCACCAAAGTTAATATCAGAATTTACATCTAAAGAATATGCTGATTTTGCCGTTGTTCCTATGCCGACATTAGATAATGTATGAATTCCAACTGATGTTTTATTCCAATATTGGGTGCTACCAACACTTACGCCAAGTAAATATTGTCCATCACCATAGTATGTTATAATACCAGATGATGCAGTAACAATACCCGCAGATATTGATACATTTCCTACAGAAAGACCGGAAGAATTTACAAATCTTTGTACCAATACAGAACTTGCAGAACTAATTCCGGTTGATATTGTGCTGGATGCTCCAATTTGAACTACATCTTTTTGAGTAACTCTACTTGAGAATCCTACTGGAGAATTAATCGGGATTACAGTGGTTTTTGCAAATCCGGGACTGATTAAAACCGCATTAACATAACCACTTTGAACTAAAATTGTTGAGAATCCAACAACTGGAACATCTGTAAAAATACCAACGATACTGATAGAACTTCCAACAGATACTCCAATTGTACTTGCAACACCAATTGCTGTTGAACCTATTCCAGTGTTAATTGCTGTTGAAGTATTTAAAAATGTTCTATTATATGGAGTAACTGCAGTTGTAGTTATTGCAACAACAGGTGCTGAAGTTAGCACTCCAACTACAGTAATTCTATCTCCAACTATAATATCGGAACTACTGTCTAAAATTATTTCTGTTGATCCAATAGAAACTGGATTATCTACTGTCTTTGTAAAATTTAAACTTGAATATTGTTGTCCAGTTACATTTAATTCGTCAGTTGTGATAGTTCCAGTATCAATTTTATTTTGTGGACCATTTATAGTTACACTTGAAGAACCTACAGTCAATATTCCAGTGATTCTTGCATCACCATCGATATAGTTTATGTCAGTTGGTGTAATGAATACTGTAACTCCTGCACCCGTGCCAGCAGCAACTACATCACCGCCAACAAAGTTAATTGATGTAACTAAATCAACTGTACCTACAGGTGTTCCTTCATCAAGAACTGTAATACCATTAATAGTTGATCCGCCAGTATATGCGCCGAGCACACCATAACCAACAAGTTCTACAATATCACCCTGATTTGTTGAAGAAACTAAAGTTACATCGACACTGCTATCATAGTATTCTGAACTTGATAATTTTACACCATTGACAAAAACATCAAGTTCATTTGGTGTATGAGTAAATGGAAACTCAAATTGTCCATCAAAAGCAGTATAAGTTTGTACCGTTCTAAAATTAGGAAAACTTGACCACTCAACTCCACTATAAGTTGTTCTTAGATACTGTCCAGTTGATCCTAAACTTGTTAGACTTCCTGCAGCTACTGGTCCTTCAAGTACAAGAGTTTGGAAAGTTGCAATTCCGGTTAAATTTATATGAGTTGCGGCAATACCACCACGAACATCTAAAGTTGCTCTTGTTACGGTAGTACCAATACCAACTTTATCGTTTGTAGCGTCGGCAAAGATAAGATTATTGTTTACTTCTAAACCGTTTTTGACAACAAAATTCTTATTTATTCCCATTGGAGGAGAGCGCCTACCTTTTTACTTATTTATAAATATTATAAAAGTATTTCAGAATTAATATGGCTTCTCAAGTTTTAAGTGGAAGTACTAATGCAACATATACCAATAGCACCGGTCAAAATGTAAGATTAGTGATAAACTTCATGGCAAATTGTACTTTGATGAATTGGGGTGGAATATCCCTTACTGGAGGTTCAACAAGTATAGCAAAAGGTCGTGAGCCTCTTGTTTTTCCTAATGAAATTGTTCTCTCCGCAAATCAATCATTTAGTGCAACATGCGGTGCTTACAATATTATTGTAATCAAAGAAGACGGAACCTAATCAAATAGGATTAGAAAATCCATTTGTTGTAAATGGAGTCTTAAAAGAAACATCAGCAGCAAGTTTATCTTTTGTGATAGTTGCGGCAGCAATTTTTGCTGCCGTAACATTCCCGTCAGCAATTTTTGCAGTTGTGACTGCAGAATTGGCAATATCTGCAGTCCCCACTGCTCCATCTAAAATTAAATCTACTTGTGTTTGAGACATTTTAGTAACCTCCTAATTTAGAATAATCGCCAACCAATGGTGCTATTTACAAACATGAGATTCAGCGAAACATAACCGACATCCATTATCATGTCTTCCGCAAGTCCCATGAGTAAACTACCATTTCTTGCGATGGTAATATTTTGGAAATTGCCTGTGTTGTTTATTGTAACAAACCACCCAGCCACTGGATTTGTTGGCAAAGTTATTGTGGTATTATTTTGAGTTACGGAACAAAATTCCTTGTTAACTAACACTTTGTTTGCTGTAGTCGATGTTGTTGAATATAGATTTTTCCAAGTTATGCCAGCACCTACAGTTGAATCAATTGTTAACATAGTACCTTCAGGTCCAGGTCCAACAATTATTGCACTGTTGTTTGCAGATCCAACAACAAGTTCACCTTTGTTCTTCCAAGAGTTATCAGATAATAATGCACCCTGAGCACCTAATGCAACTATGAAGTGAGATTTTCCTGCCTGTGGTGGGGTTAAAAAGCGAATTGTATTTGTGTTATCCCCAGCAGTTTGTAGAACTGTATAGTCAGTTCCTGGTTTCTGAATAACTCCCCCAATAGAAACTATAAGGTTTGCCGCATTACCTGATGGTATATAGTTAGTACCATTAATCTTCATGGAGAAATCAGTTCTTGAACCATTGAAAGGTCCACCATTAATTGCCTGATCAATACTATCAACAACAGCTGAGTTTCCTAATGGATATGCACCAGTAAGAGAGGAACTGTTGGTGGGAACAAATCCAAGAGCTGTGGTAACTTCGGAATATGATAATGGGGCATCTGCACCATTTGCCTTTAAGAAATTAGTTGGCGTTGCGTTCAATTTAATAAACTGATTTGCTCTATAAATTGAAGTTTCACCAAGTCCAATAATATTGACTGTAGAAATGCCAGTTGTTGTATTGTATTGAGTATCTACACGAAGATTTGTGCCTACAAACTTAATTTGAGTTGTTAATCCAACATATGAGGTACTATTAGCGAGACCAATAGCAATATTGTCGGAAGAAACTGTAATGGTTGCGATACCTATCGCAGATCCAAAAGAACCATTAATCTTAATCGGACCAGATCCTCTTATGTCTATGTTGGATGCAACACCAACAAAGTTTCCATTTGCAGATAGTCCAACAGCATTTTCCGAATATGGGAAGATTCTTCCAAACTTTTCCCATCTATTATTATTAGTATAAACCCAACCAATATAATCACCCGTAGATGGAATAGCGTTATAATGAACATCACCCGGGTTACCAGCAAGTGCTGGAGTAGAAATTCCTACAGTATGCTTTCTTGAGACTGCTGCATCTCCTTGTAAGAAGAGAGAAACTACTTCAATACCTTTAGATGAATTTGAAGTTATCTTCTCATTGAAAACTACTGGTCCATTGAACTCAGAAATTGCTCTTCCGTTTGCCCCACCTTCAACACGGATAGAACGATTAAAAGTCCCTTCAATAGCAGTCAAAACATTAAGAGACGGTTCATTTCCAATATCTTCACCAGTTACGGTTAAGATTGGAGTATCAAATACTTCTTCCTGTCCAGTAACTGTGCTTAATTTCTTATTACCCGCATATGAAATTCCTTTATCATTCATACCGGTGTAGAAATTAACACCACCTTCTCTTCTTGTAGATTGTGCTAATAATTCTTCTTCTGTGGAAGTTTGTCTATCTTGCTTATCGGGGAAAGCAGTTGAATAGTTACCTGGTCCAAATCCAACATATTCGAAGGTATGACCAGATGCACGAATAATTGAATTTCTTCTTAACTCAACTGGATTTACACTTATTCTTCTTACTGTAGAGTTAATTTTGTGACTTACTGCTTTAGTACCAAGAGCACCTCTAAATACAAAAATTGGATCTCCACTAACAATTGTTGATGGTACAGTTGTTTTAACTCTTACAACTTCTCCGTCTATTTGCAAGTAATCTCCAATTTTAATATCCAAATTATCAATTCCTCGGATGGTCACATTATCCGTGGTTGCATCGGTAATACCAAAAAGCAAAGTAGTAGTGATTCCAGCATAATTATAATTCACTCTTCCAGAAATATTTTCATTATCGGGACTTATATCTCCATAATTTGAAGTTACTCCTTCTGGATAAACATGACCAAAACTTGTACTGTTTTGAGCTGTGGTAGCAATTCCAACATTTACTACAAAGGACGTTAACCCAACATTATTAATAATAGAGAATCTTCCATTATGAATTGGAAGTTGATTTCCACTCAGTCTAACAGTATTGTCTATACTAAAACCATGATTTTCTAATGTTACAATCGTAGCAATTCCAGTTGTATGGGTATATCTAATCGTTGAAATTCCAATAGATCTTCCAGTTAAATAAACAAAGGAATTTTCTGAGAATGTTCTTCCAACCCCAGTTGAACTTCGATTAGGCACGGGATTTGCTGAAACTGCCACAAAGCTCTTTGCAGCGCCAACCTTAACATCGGTAATTCTATATAAATCATTATATTCCAAATAGGAGACTGAAGAAATTCCAGAAACCCTCACTACATCTCCAACATTATTATAAATTTTCGAAACAGTAACAACTCCGTGAGTGTGTCCAGTTGTTGTTGCTATACCGACTACAGCAAGTGTATTTCCGATTCCATATGCACTACCACCATGCATAATTTGAACTTGGGAAAGACTTCCGTAAGAGTCAATTACAACTTTTGCAGTTGCATCTTGACCTGCAGCAGACCCAACAAATCCGACTAATTTTGCATTATAATATGTGCCGGGAACATATTTTGCTCCAGTATTTGCAATACTTACTTTAGTGACTCGATTTAGACCATGTTCTATTGATGTATAAAAGTCATGATTTGTTTGAGATGATGATTTGATGTCAGTAATACCAACTCCAACATCATTATCTTTAAGAAAATCATTAATAGTTTCTTTAGTAATACTATTTTGTACATCATCAACAACAACTTGTCCAATTAAAGATGGAGTTGCAAATGAATTTGCTGCATCTGGATCAGATTCTGGATTGTCTCTGTTTAGTTGTGGGTAAAGATCTTTTATTGATTGTGAATATTTTTCTTCTGTAAATGGAGTAACTGTGGGTGCGTTTGAGGAATTTAATATAGTTAAGTAATATATACCATCTTGTTTTTCTGGTATGTATTTTTGAACCTCTTTGTTTTGTTGAATATAATAAACTGAAGTATATTTCTTTCTCTTGAAGTATGGAAGATCTATATCTCTTTCTGTGGTATCATTTAAATATTCGCCGGGATTTGTATTTAATCCAACCGAAAATTGTCTGGAGCTTGAAATGCCAGAAACTGTAAATACTCTATTAAATCCTGTTTGGGATACGCCAATTGGATTATATTCGCTCTTAATGTTGACAAGTTCAACTTGAGAACCAACTGATAAATTATGTGGCAATTCTGTTAAAATATTCGCAACATTTCCACTCCAATTTGCATCAGCAATAAATTTGAAGTTTCTTTGTTGATTAATATTTGATAAAGTTCCTGTACCAAAATATGTTTGTATTTCTCCAGTGGTTGACCCAATAGAAGCATTTGATTCTTGAATAACAAAACCATCACTTGGTGGTCTTGCATATAATCTACCAGTTTGTGCAGGAATTACATATCTTAATCTATAAATTCTATCCGATAAAATTCTATTATCTTTTTTACGAGTTATATAAGTTCTTGGAGTTGCATTTCCTAATGCAGAAACACCAAGAGTCTTTATAATAGAATTAATTGTATTTTCACTTGATGCAGTTGCTACCTTTATATACCATTGTTGCTGAATATTATCATATTGAACAGGGTGTCCAATATCTCCAGGATTCTTATCAGAAACTCTACTGACTATTCTTAAAATTCCACCATTTGAGTTAATTGTGATCTGATTTCCATTAATTGCATCATTTAAATTTTTTGCAAGTTTAAGAGTTGTATTTGTAGTCAATCCACTTAATGGATTTGCATTCGTTATTGCATAGTAAATATTATTTGGAATTAACCCATCGGGCAAATGTCCATTTCTACTTAAAATGCGAACTGTTTCTCCATTTTCGAAATTATGAGCTGTTGGAAAAGAAATGATGCTTGATGTATCGATGCTATTAATTCCAACAATGCTTCTACCAACATAAAAACTCTTTTCAGAACTCGTTTGAGAATTCTGCATCACAATACGAGAGCGATATTCTTTTACTGTCTCATTAACCGATAGTGTAAGATTTAGATAGTCGTTCTCTTTTGCACCAACTCTATATCCTTCTTTTATGGTTTCTGGAAGAACATCTGGGTCAGTCTGACCGTATAAGTATAACCTTTCGTTTGTTGTAGTAACCCCTACAACTTTTTGAACATCTATAGAGTCAAATTCAATTGCATATTCTGTTGGGGAAACATCCTTTGGTGGAATAATATGACTGATATAACCAAAATCATCTTGGGGGAAAGCATTTCTTCTGAATCCACTTGAAACTAATGACTTCGCACCAAAGTTAGAGTTGGAGTTTGTGATTGATTGGTCTCCACCAGTATCAACAGAAAAATGCTCTGCATAACCAATTGCAAAAACAGAGACATTCTGAATGAATGCATCGTTAACACATTTGATGTGGTAGTTTTTATATGCTGGTTTAAAGAGTGCTTTTGAATTGGAACTTATATTTTCATTACCAGTTATTGTATTGTCTTCATAAAGTCCCGTGTCAGAGTTATAAACAACAAATGCATTATCATCTTTCTGTAGTCCAATTCCAGTAAATTGGGCAACAACCATGGATTTAAATCCACTTGCCTTATCCCCATCTGCAAGAAGTCCACACATTCCGTATACAGAACGCAATGAACAGTTGAAGATGTATGGAGAAGCAGAGTTAACGGTATCGGATGCTAAAGCGAGTGTAGATCCAGTTGGTGATGGTAAAGCTACTTGTGGTGCATTTTGAACTCTATAGACAAATGTGGTATCATTTAATTTTTCCGATATTACATATTGTCCATTATATCCAGGAACTTCTATTCCGTTAATTTTGATTGGAGTATCTGGTTCTAAACCAGGAACATTATCTACAGTGGTTACTGTAATTTTATTTGTTGGGGTGATTCCATTACCAGCTTTAATACTGCTTATTCCTACTGATAGACCAGTTGATCCAACAATTCTGTATTCATCAATTTTTGGTTCAATATCTAAACTTGCTGAAGGATAATCTGGTTCAATTGCACGACCAGATGATGCTCCATAAGCAAGACCAATCTTTTCATAATACATGTCAAGATCAGTACGATCATATTCTAAAGCAGAGGGATAAAATGCGTCTTGAATTCTGACACCATTTACACCATCCGCATATTCAAAAACTGTTAACTTATGGTGAGAAAAATTAGGGACAAATAGATTATCTGTATAATCTGTGTAGCATATTCCATTTGGATCTGCATCAAAAACAGTGAACTGCCAGAAATAGCATCCACCAGTTACTCTAAAAATAGCAGTTCTCTCAATGTTATCATTAGTTGGGTTCGGAACATATAGGGGACGAATCTTTGTTTTACGAAGATCCATTCCAACGATAGATGTTCCACGAGGGATAATAACACCACCATAAACACTATTAAGTTTGTATAGAGAGTTATTTCTGTCGGTTAAATCAAAGCTTGTTGTGGAATCAAATGGTGGGAAATCATTTGAAGTTAGTCCATTTCTCAGTCTATAATTATTCTCTCCATCTGGAATATATCCGGGTCTGTTATCTACTAAGTGATCTCCCGGATACAATAGAATCGTAGTTTTTCCGAATCTATCGTTGTTTAATCCTCTTTGATACGAAAATCTTGCAGATTCAATTAATGCTCTCTGAATCGTTTTAAATGGACGAGTTAGAGAGTTTCCTTGATTTTCAACACTATCCGTAGAATCTAAACTATTGGGATCTACGTATATAATTGTACCACGAACTGATTTCAGAAAATTATCTAATCTGGAGAGACCCATCTTATTAATACTTATAGTTTCCGTTATAAGTTATTTATTAAACGAAAAAAGAGACTAGGATTACTCCCAGTCTCTTTTCGCACTTCCTTCACACCTCAATATTATACCATGACTCTTCTTTCCAAGTCAAGCGTTTTTGAAGTTGTTTATCAAATACCATTAAATATCTGTGCTTTCTACTTCGTTCTTTCCACTCACCTTCATAACCTTTTACTTTTCCACGAGAGTGTTTAGTTCCGTCTGAATAGTAGAAATCTTTTTTTCTATCCGTGAGACCGTAATATTTAAAATTGCAAGCCCGATAGATTGTACCAGAATGGTAATCGTTATCAGCATAAGAGAGGATTGCTTTAACTTCAGTATCTCTCCGAAGTTGTCTAATCGCTTTTGAAACAAACCAAGAAGTGATGTTATATTCACTAGATTGTGTATCAGGTCTGATGCATAATCTGGAGAGTTCGAAGAGTCCTTGTTGTTCGTGTCTTTCAAGTCCAAATGCTCCTTTCGCTACTTCAGGTACTGGCAGTCCAGTGAATATACAAACTCCTTGAAGACCACCTATATTCAAAGGAGAGAACTCATTATTTTTAAAGAGTCCGTAATTATATCCAGACTTGAATCCTTTTGATATATCTTTAAGATAATGGTATTTTAGTAAAAGTTCTTCTGATTGTTTTTTTGTTACTTTATCAATATAGAAGTCAGACTTCATTCAGGTTGCTTACATTCCATCATATATTCTACAGTGTTTGCTACATCATTCATAGCATCACGGAGAAATGGTTGTTGACCAGATTCTTGTTTAATGATTGGTCTTGAATCATCAGTGAGAATCCAACGCCACTGCTTCATGGACTCACAATACCATAGATTAATTTTCATGTTTGAAGTGCTCCAGTTCGACCCAGTTAAGGAGTGTTTGGAATGCACTGATAGAGGCAGGAGTGCAGTTATCTTCCTTAAGTTTTTGAACATAATATTCAAGTGCTTCAATGACCATTTGACGGTCTTGTTGTGAAATAAGTGACATTGGAGTTATAGAACTCAGAGCCCCCGACTGGATTTGAACCAGCGACCAACGGTTTACAAAACCGTTGCTCTACCACTGAGCTACAAGGGCATTAATCAACAGGTAACATTTCTGGATTTTCCAGTTCAAGTTCAAACATAAGAGGATGACATTCTTCAAGCATTAAGTAATATGATGCTTGATAAAGGTCCTCTGGTTCAAATCTTCTTTCGTTATCTGCTAATTTGATAAGTTCCAAATCGAATATTGATTCGTCTGGAAGGTCGTCAAAAGTAAAAGGAATTTGATTTATGAAATACATCAGAACAATTTGTGTTCCGCGATTGTACCAAACATATCTGGCATCTATTCTGTATTTCATAGAATAGTCCCTTACTTTTGTTTATTTAGAGGTATAACCTCATAGGGCGAGGGAGACTTGAACTCCCACGGGCATAAGCCCAACAGATTTTAAGTCTGGTGTGTCTACCGATTCCACCACCGCCCCAAAAAACTTACGCTTTGTAAGTAGTAGGATTATACTTGATGTACTCCCAGAATGTCAACTTCATTTCTTTTTGTGACATTCCGCAGTGCTTTGCTGCTTGAGGGAGATTCCACTTTGCTGAAAAGAGTGCTTCATTTGCCTCTTTTACATTCTCTGGAGTGGTCTTGATTGGTTCCTCTTTGAGGTCTTTATATGAAATTTTATATGGACTCATAGGGGACTTGCGTAAGAGAGAGTTTCTTCATCCACTGTAGCACGAACGAACTCTAGCACATTCATAAATTCATCTACCGTATCACAGGTCACTTGCTTTTCTGAACCTTCACTGGAATACAGGTACACTGTACGCTTGATAGGGTCCACAACACAGCGTGAGAGGTACTCGTCTTGCATTCGGTCGTCCGTTGATTACCCATGTATCATAGCACGGTCAGGGGTCGGTGTCAAGGGTTTAGAGTTCCAACCATTGAGAGGGGTGCGTCGAACTCTGGTGATAGTTAAAATGTTCTTCTTTCAAAGTAACACGAATATCACCAGGAATTACAATACGCTCTTCTTTTCTCTCCGTAAACTTTTGCGTAAAATGACCAACATTACTCGGAAAGATAACAACTGTCCCTTCTTTTGGAGTAATCGTATAGTAATTGCAATTATACTTATTGTAATTACTGATTAAATTGTTTTGAGAGGATGTTTCAAATATTCCACCAACACATTCATTTTTATTTTTATCCTGAACAATACACAATCTATCAGAAGTTTCGTCAGTCTTTAGATAATAAACATAACTTAAATTAGATTCATTGTGCGTATGTGGTTTTAATGGTGGTTCTTCATCACTAAAATGGCATCCAACCCACGATTTGATGTTGTGATAACTCAGTTTACTATAATCTACATTGAGAATTTTGAAGTAATTGTCTATGTGAGTACGAAGTTCTTTAAAAAAAGACTTATATTCTTCTTTTGAATGGACAAATATTTTTCCAGAGTACTCAGGACTTTCGTTCTCATATCCATTAAACCAATAATCACGAAGACGATCTAAATTATTTTTTTTAAATTCTTCATGACATTGGACATCACCTTGATAAATTATCAAAGGAAATAATTCGTGTATTTTACTCAAGTATATCTTTTTCCATTAATAACATACTCTCTATTATCTCCTGGATAGTCTTCAGGTGTCAAGCCTTCATATTCTGGTATATTTTTAGTTGTATCTTTTCTTTCAGCAAAGACAGTGTAATCGCAATTGATTGTGGCACCAGAATTATTTTTTACAATAATCTTTGTACCCCATTCAATTTTATCAACAAACAATTCTTGATAATGTCCAACAGGAGTTAATGTTACTCCAAGTGTTTCAAAATCTACAAGATTTCTCCAGTATTCTGGAAGTTCAATTGTATTTGAATCTTTAAGTTTTCCCCTCAAATAAACTTCTGCAGATGGACCTTCTACGCAAATATATCTTAGCCTGTGGTCTTGTTTTGTTGGATGGGGAATATCAAATCCTTTTTTTCCATCCCAGCTACTAGCTGCAGAATTTAATGATCTTCCTCCCCATATTAAATTCTCTGCTGTTAGAGTTTTTTGTACTTCAAGATTGCGATCAATATAAACATCTTTACTAAAGTTAGTTAGATCTGCCTCAATGTTAAAAGTTGGAATAGGACCACTGTTTCTCTCTAGAGTTACATTGGAAGTACTACTTCCATCCAAATGCAGAGTAACATAATCTGATGGAGATGCTGTAGTGTTAACCAAAAGCATTGAAACATCGCTTAGGTTAAAGTAACCATCAAATGGGTCTAATGAAAAATCGTCATTATCTCTAAATTCAACATTTGTTCCGGGACCAGTAAAGGTCCCATATTTTTCAAAAGTATATGCCATTATTGACTAATCTCCACCTTCTTCCATTCTTGATTTTGCTCATCCCAGTTATAGATTGCTGGATTTTCTGGATCTCGCTCTGGCATGGGCACTGGAGATTCCCATAAACAAGTTGCCTCATTTAATCTCCAACTTTCATAAGGTTTTGGTGGAATAAAAGCATTTCTCATATCATCATAAGTGTATCCAACTGATGGATAATTTTTCCTTAGACTGCCATTATAGCTTGCTTGTCTCCAGTTTGTATAATCTCCAAAGAGAGACTTGCAAAATGCAATTCCTACTTCTTCAGATTCTTGACCATATTGGTCTCTACAATCATCGTTTCCGACAACGACTACACGAAGAACTTGATTTTCGTGATTAATTTCTGCAAAATGTGCCATATTTTTCTCCTTAATTAATTAAAACGAATAGAACCAGAAGTTGTAAATCTATAAACCCTATATCCGGAACGAGTTGGATTGGTTACAGTTCCACTTACTACAGTGGCAGCTGGATAACTGTCTTTGTATGCAATAATTACAATGCCAGATCCACCATTACCAGCAGGTTCTCCATTACTATATCTATCATTTCCTCCACCACCACCTCCGGTGTTAACAGTTCCATTACCGCCAGCAACAGTATACCAATTACCATTACCACCACCACCTAATCCACCAGAAGTTTGTGATTGGTATGGATGATATGCTCCACCACCTCCTCCACCACCATAATAAGTTTGTGTTCCTGTAATTGAATATTGGAGTCCATTTCCACCACTTCCACCATAGGTTTGACTTCCTCCATCAGCGCCAGCTCCGCCACCACCACCACCGCCACTATTTCCTTGTCCTCCATTATTTCCAGAACTAATTAAGAAAGCCGCAGTGTCTACAGAAGAAACGAAATTATAACTTGCAATTGATTGGTAAAGAGTTCCTCCAACACTACTAGAATTATTATTAGAAGCACCTCCTCCAGATCCGCCCGATTTCCCACCAGTAGTTATGGATGCTCCACCGGAACCACTACCACCTCCACCACCACCTTGAGCTATTAATTTGGAAAAATATGAATCCGATCCAGTAAGTCCATCATATCGAGAACCAGACCAATTTCCTCCAGCTCCACCTGCACCAATAACTACTGAATAATCTGTTGCAGGAATAACCAAAGTATCTGAGGTATAGACAACTCTACCTGCACCACCACCACCACCTAATGATACTCCACCCCCACCTCCACCACCTACTACCAAAATTTCAACAGGAATGGCTCTAGGATCTACTTTAAATGGTATTGTTCCCCCAAATCCAAATTGACTTAATCTACTCATTTTATTTTTACTTTTATGCTGATTTAGTAGTTATTTAGTATTAAAATCCAAATCAAATTTTCACAATCAAGAATCAATTTCCACTATCAATCTTGGAACATCCTTTCTTGTAGCAAAAACATGATAAAAACAATTTATAGGAATTCCTGCTTTTGCTTGAAGATAAATTTTGTTGTCTTGTATTCTTTTTACTATAATATCCTGATGTGATCCAACGGGAGTTAATGATACTGTAATTGTATCACTATCTACAAGTTCTGTCCAGTATTCTGGCAACTCAATTACTGTTTGATTTAATGCTCTACCACGAACATAAACACCATTTTCTGGTCCTTCAAGGCAAGTATGAACTAATTTTTTACCTGCTTTAGATGGGTGGTCAATTACAAAGTTTTTAATTGATGCTTGAAGAACTTTTGTCCTTACAACTTCAGCTTCAACATATTTTGCTTTTAAGAGTAAATCAACTCTTACAAAGCTTTGAAATCTTGAATATAATCTTGACCACAATGAATAAAGTGGTTGCGTTTTTGCGTCGGGATTTTTTAATTGCCCAATCATTAAAGATGCCTTTGCTGTGCTATGTTCTCCTGCTGCACCAACTTGAAATGGTCCTTCACAAAATCCAGACCCTCTTATTTTTTCATCAGCAACCCCAAGTGCTTTGGGGAAACCTGACCCAACCATCAATTGTCCACCAACTGCATTATCATCCATTAAAAATGCCATAATTTTCTCCTTATTTGTTGTTTCTTGATTGTACAGATCTTCCGCCAACTTTAGAATCTTTGTTGGCAACAGAATCGCTTACCCCTCTAATTATTGGAGCATAAATTTCCATGACAGTATTTGCAACAATTTCTGCTGTTCCCGGTGTCGCCAATTTATATAAAGATTTGGCATTAACTAAAACTTTTTTCGCATCTAATTCGATATTTTCGCTTGCATTGATGCGAATGTTTCCTTTGCTACCACCTTCACCAACAGCGACTAATTCGATATCAGTTCCTTGAAGTCTGAGTTTTCCGTTAGAAGCAATGATAGCAATACTACCATTCCAAGAATGAATAAAAAGAGTCTCTTCAGATTCTGTTAAATCTTGTCCAGACTCAATAACAACTCTTCCTGGTGCCGTAATTTGACTACAACCTTTTCTTGGACCATCATTATCCAAAATGACAGAATGTCTGGCATCAAATGCCTGAACCATAACACCGGCAGTTACATCAGCATTTTTGTGAATGTGACCGAAACTAATCGACCCATGATCATTACCATACCTCATTGCAGTATAATTCTGCTTAGCAGTATTATTTCTTGAGATATTATCTGCAAGAAGTTCCTCTCTACCTGCTCTAGGCGGTGTTGCAACCTTTGTATTAAAAGTATTTTGGGCTGTTGCCATTAGTAGTAAAAATTCAATATACTATTATTTAATAGGGTTATTATTGCTCCGTTGTCGATTGCGGAGTTCCTGGAATATTGAGTCTTGGATTGTTACTATTAATATCAGTACCAGATCTCTGAATTGCGCTTGGAGCTGTAGTAACCTGAGCAGTAATGCTTTCTTGTAGAGTGTTGTAAACTCTGACTTGAGTTCCAACAGTCTTATAGAATCCAGCATATGGAATGCCATTATCGTAGTAAACGGCACCATAGTATGCTCTTCCATCTACATATCCAGTTTGCTTGAGACCAACCAAATCTGTAACTTGAATTAATTTTTCTGGAATTTGTTGGACTTCTAATATTGGATCTCTAACAACACGAAACACTGGTCTAAATGTGGCATTAACACCAGTTTCTGACTCAATAGTAATTTCTGGATATACATCAAATCCAATTCCCGGAGTAACAACTGAAACTCCAACAATTCTACCAAAAGAATCGCAATTATAATCAAGCACTGCACCATTGCTCGGAGTAATTTTTATCTGATCAACCCCACAGTTATAATTAATTCCCGAATTCTCTACAATAATTCTATCTAAAACAAGTAGAACTGTATATTCTCCACCTTGTGGTGGTGGAGGAGTATATCCATTTCCTGGATCTAAAATTTCTACTCTTTCAATAACTCCTCTACCACTTATTTTTTTCGCACATGGTGGTGGAATCAGAATTGCAGAAACTGCCATAGGATTGTCTGTCCAAGCAATTGTATCTGAAGAAGAACTTTGAATATCTTTACTGATGTATAGTGCAACTCCCATCGGATTCTTTTCAAAAATAAACTCATCGCGAATTTTTGCCTCAGACTTAGTATTCTGCAATATTATCTCAATAGTATGGTTTCCAGCTGTTGCATTAAATGTATATTGAACTTTTTGCCCAACAAAATCGGATGTGCTATAAACTTCTACACCATCAACTTTAAATATGGCAGCATTATCTGCTTGAAAATTGAATTTATAAACTCCACCCTGAGGGAAATTAACATTAGTCCATTTTAATGTAAAATCTCCAATAATTGCTTCATCTTCTTGACTTATAGATTTAAAAACTTTTGGAGAAATAGAGAAGTCGTTCATGTATGTACTCCAACGACTATCCTGATATTTAAAAAGTGTTGGACCGCTGTAGGTTACTCCATTTTTTGTAGTAGAACCTCCTGCTGGAGCTCCCGCTTCAACTCTAAAAATAAGATCATAAGTATTTCTTCCCAAAGGAGTTCTTCTTCTATTTGAAGATTTAAAAATACCCGATGAAGCTGTAATTTGAATGTCGTCATTATCATTGTTGGTTGCAATGTAGTCTGCAAAAATTTTATTACTTTCACCTTCACCGGCTTCTTTTGCCTTAGTTCCGTTTTTAATTAATCCTTGCTCAACACTTTTAAATTTTGCAGAATTTTCTTTTGCAACTACTCTATAATTAATACCAGGTCTTACTTTTATTTTTTCCGTTCTTGTTTCTTTAACCTTTTGGGCACCCAAGATGGTAAATGAATCTTTACCGTCTTCAGATGTAAATGAAAAGGATAAATCTCTTATTGCCCCTTCTCCATATACATTGAAAGAGACTTCTGTGCTCTGAGCGGCAGTTGGTGGAGATGCCCAATCTTGTGTACTAAAAACTTTAGTATCTACATATTTTTTTATTTCTTGTGGTTTATTGTTAACCTCAACTGTAATTGTATGTCTACCTTTAGTTAGATATTTCTTTGCTAATTTTGGATTGGTTACATTAAATCCATCTAAAGTCGATACTTCTTGCCCATCGATTAATAATCTTCCAGTATTATCTCTGGTTCCTTTAACACCATAAAATCCAGCATAAGGAAGATCAACTTCCCAAGAATTACTGAAAGTAACTCCTGCAGTATCGCTTCCCGGAGTATTGAGAGGAAGAACCGGAGATATTGCATATCTATTCATGAATGGACTCCAAGCATTTCCTCTGGTAAATCTCACTGGATACCATTTTTGAGAAGAACCCGGAAATCTGGTAGACCAAATTGGATTAGGTGGACATCTTCCAGTTTGTATTGGTGGTTGCTCTTGAGGGATGTTTGGCATTGGAGCAACCATAGATAAAGAAACTCCCATTGGATTTTCATTCCAAGATTTTGGAGAAATTGTAGTTTCTGTCTGGGAAGTTACTGCGGATCCTGGAACTTCAAAGGTAAGATCATAAGTGTTTCTTCCGTAAGGTGTCTTTCTTCTATTCGAAGATGTAAAAGTTCCTAAAGAAGTGGTAACCTGAATATCATCATTGTCATTTCTAGTTGAAGTATAATCCGCAAAAATTTTGTTACCATTACCCGCAGGAAGTTCCTTACTTTTTACCCCATTTCTAACTAATCCCTGCTCAACTCCTTTAAATTTTGTAGAGTCCTCTTTTGCCTTTACTTTGTATTTTACTCCAGGTCTTACCTTTATCTTCTCTATTCTTGTTTGTCTGTTGCTCTGAGCCCCTAAGATAGTAAATGAATCTTTGCCGTCTTCGGATGTGAATGAAAAAGATAAATCTCTAAAGGCACCCTGACCATATACTGTGAAATCTACCTCAACAAAATTTGGTTTAGTGGTAGTTGTAGATTCATATATTTCCTGATTACGCAATTCAACTCTTATTATATGACTTCCTTCTTGAACTGTTTTTTGGATTGGTTTTGGATTTTCTGCAAATCCATTTAACTTGCCAACTTGATTATCGTCAATAAAAAGAGTTGCAATATTATCACAATTGCCTCTAAAGATATATTCTCCAGTAATCGGAAAATACTCTTCCCATTCTAAATTAAAAACAAGACCACTATAATCACTTCCCTTTAAATCGGATGGAGGAACTGGAGAAACTGCATATTTGTTCATATGCTCTCCCCATCTCGGGAAGGTAACTTGATTTACTTCGTAAATTTCTCCATTAGAGTCTGTAATTGACCTTGGATTAGTTTGTCTCGAAGTCCAGTAAGGATTTTTTAATACGCTTTGGTATAAATCAATCTCTCTTCTAATGGGGTCTTCGGTTATTGATGTGTATCCAGATGGATCCCATCTACCAAGATTTTCGCCATTTACTCCAAAAGATTCTCCATATCCAACATCAGTATCTTCGCATAATTCATATTCCTCAAAATCTTCTTCTCCCTCAAATACTTCTATTTGGTCTGGAGTTTCTCCAAGAATAGATCTTAAAACAGTTCCGTTGCCAAATAAACAATCATCCTTTGCAATAGTGATTGGTGGATACTTATATCCATGACCACCTCTAACAACATCAACAGCAAGTAAAGAACCGTCTCTACCAATAATAGGATTTGCTGCAGCACCTACACCATCTCCACCAAAAAATATAATTTTTGGGGGTCCACACTCACGGTAAGATTGAATTCCGTCACATTCTCCAGTTGCATTGAGTAAGTCGTTAGGAGTTAAATCATTAACTTCATTGATATTCAGATATCTAATGTTATTATTGCCATCAGTAAAAATAAAAGTTGTTCCTGGATTATCTTTAGCGTAATTATTTGCTTCACAAATAGTTATTTCCGTAATATATCCAAAGTTTGGGTCTACATATCCGACTTTAATATCATCTTTTGTTGGATTAGAAAATAAATTAAAAGTCATTATTCTATGAATCCGATTTTAAATCTTCTTGATTTTGTCCAGGAGAAGCAAATGGTTTAGCTGGTTCTGGAGTTATTTTTGTGGTTGGGTTTTGTGCCTTAGAGTCAACTTCACCAACTCTTGGTTGTTGAGAGTTTGCTGCTGCACCACTTCCATTTTGGATGATAAAATAATCTGATGCAGGACAACTTGGAGTTAACTCACATCCAAAAATATTTAAAGATATATTTCTGAAACTTAAAGCTGAAGTAATACTTCCAGTTACATCTCCTATTAAATTTTTCTTATCTTTTACAAACTTGGTAATTTCTCCAATTCCAGACAATATATCATAAAGAAAATTATTCACATTGTCTAATATTTTAGTAACTGTCTTATTTATTTCTGGCATCTGTCCGGATATTATATTTCCAGTTAATCCTTCTACGGAGCAAATTGGAGTTGTTGGGGTCGATGGTTTTGTTTTTATCGGCAATTCTTTTTTTAATTGACCGTTCAAAAATCCTCTTATTTGATCACACAAATTATTGGTTATTTTACTGAATAAACAAGTAATTAATTCGGTTATTCTTTTTTTTACATCAAAATACTTATTCCTTTGATTTGGTGGTATCAAATTTACAGTTTTTGCTAAAGATTTATTAATCTGTTTCATTATATATTCCATAATCTTATCAAAGATTATTTTCATGTATTTTGCAATTTCACATGCAAAATTGTTAATCAATTCTTGTATCTGGCTAAAAATTAAAGAAACTGCATCAACATAACTTTGGACAGCATTCAAAATCTTATCAATATCCTTCGTTAGGTTTTCTAAAGCAACTTGAATTGCTTTTAATGCAGATTTGACTTTATCGCATGGTGAAAGAATAGCAGTCTTTCTGTGATAATAGTCATTTCTAACAATATCCGCTTTTGACTGCTCATGAACAGCATCTACATTTTCCTTTGTTGCTCCAGGTTTTGTGGGAGATGTTGGAGAATTTGCTGCTTCACATCTTGCCTTAATTCCATTTTGAACTGCTGTTTTTACAAAATTAATAAACTCTGGAGTTCCGCGAGTTAGATTTCTTGCCTCTGCTTCAGCAGAAGCACTTTGAATATCTCTTAATTGGAAAGAAGTTGGTTGCCTATCTCTTCTTAATCCATATTGGTCTACTTGAACTCCCGGTGGAATATCAGCACATTCTTGAGATGTATCTTGGTCTTTTGGTTTGGTAATTACAAGACCTTCATCCGGAACTTTAATATATGGATCTTTATTACCATCAGCAGGATTTGCATATCCGCTTACAGCAAGACTTCCTGGTTGAGTGTTTGTTACCTTGCTACCGCCAATTGATGTTGCAAGTTGCGTTTGTGCATTATTACCAAGAACTCCCATGATAACAGGAACTTGCTGATCCTGTCCATCAAGGAAAAATCCAAAAACAAACATCCCCTGCCTTAATGCAGAGGTTGCTCCTGCATTTGCTTGTCCTCCACCACCAGTCACGGGATACATTACCTGTGCCCAAGGAAGGTCTTGAGAACTTATTTCTTCTTCACCTTGATCATGAAGACCTATAATTCTAACTTTATATCTGCGAGATTGTCCAGATATTTGCTCTTTAGACTCAAATTTGCTTGAGAGCATATTATCTCTCCAAGTGGAATCGCTGGCAATTTGCCCTATCCACCAATTGAAATGTGCTCCAAGAAATCCTGGATTAAATAAGGTTCCTTCAGACATCAATCCTCGTAAATTCTACATTCCAGAGCATTTGGGTTATCATTACAATAAAGTTCTAACCCAGTAGGGTCATGATCATCATCTGGATGGTTTTTAACCCATCTTTCTAAAGATTCTAATTCATCTTGAGCATGTCTTCTTGATTGCGAAGACACTGTTGGGTCGTCAAGAATTTTTCTGTCATGCTTAATGTGTTGTTCTACATTATCCATAGTAGAATTTTTTTATGCTATTACTATTTAACAACTTTATATTGCATTATAAGATGGACTTCCCCTTTTTCCTAAAGAATCTCTAACTAAAGTTAACTTAGTATAACCACCATCCTTTAAACTTAAATAATGGCATAGTTCAGCAATAACATAAAACCCGCCAAATTGTTTATTAAGTTCTTGAGTATCCTTGCTTGATAGTTCTGGAGAGTCAATGAAAATTAAATCGCCCGCATGTAAACTAAAATCTGCACTAATTGTTATTGTAACCTTAGTTGAAAAAAACTGATTATATCTCATCACAGATTGATTCAAAATATTTTTTGGATCAAAATTTGGATCTCTTGATTTATTAATTTGCTCAGAAACTGGACCAGTTGGCAATGTTCCCCTGTCAATTAGCATGTACTGTGTTCTTGTAAAATCTTTATTTTTTCCATCTCTAAAAAATTCACTATTATACTTTGGAAATTCTTTACCAGCTTTTTGCAAATTTGATTCTGAACCAGGAGTTCCACTTGAATTCGCATTTGCATTTATGACTTGATAGTAACAATTAAATGGATCGAATAAAATTGTCCTCGTTGAGTAAGATCCTATCTCAAATTTGGACTGAACATTTCCTGTAGCGGTGTCAATATTATGTTCTAATATCTTTCCATCATATCCTGAAGGAACATTTGCTCCCCTACTATCAGGTGTTTGATTAAATATTAAACTTTTATAATTTTTTTTAGAACCAGAAGGAGTATTCTCCGACAAGAGATTTTCTATTGATTTGAATTTAAATCCATCTGAGGTCTCATAGAAAAAGAAACCTGCACTATTTCCTATTGCCGTTTGTAGTTTTGGAATTGATTTTTTAGCAAGCCAAAGTAAAACATAAAAAGGTCTGCGATTATTTCCTATAAAATTATAATTATTCTCGGTTTCTTCTATATCTACATTTTTTTGAGTTCCAAGATATTTTGATTCCGTTAATATTTTCCTAACATGGTCAGATATTTTGCCATCAAACCGAGAGTTAACTACTGTTTTATAGTTAAAAATAGATTCCTTAGAAACAAGATTTAAAGAAACTACAGTTCTTTGAGTATCTTGACCAATTGGTTTTATATTGTCAATATACAAGTCTAATTTTAATTCAACATCATTTGGATCAGTCATCTTAATTGTTGCTTTTTCAGTTCCAACTAAAGGCATACCCTCAATCAAAGTCTTATACGCATTTTCTGATTCTACAGTCTTACCACTTTCAACATACATCAAATCCAATTTGATAGCTGGATTTAAAATACTTTCATAATAATATAAGTCAGTAATTATTTTTGAGATATCCTTTTTCTTAGACTTATTATTAGATTCAATAAGAAACTGTTTAATATTATAATCTCTGGATTGTGCAACAGTAATTGGTGTATTTGCCATGCTTCTGTATGTTCTATATTAGTATTTACTACATGAAAAGTATGTCTTTAGATGGATCTTCACTTCCACTAATATAAGAGGAATTTTTTGGTGGTGAAGGCAATACTCTTGGCGGAACAACGGCAGTTATTGGTTGTTCTGGAACATGATACATATAATCTTCCTCAGTTTCTGGAAATCCATCTTCGGTATATTGACTCAACATGGATATTAAACTTTCTGATGCTCTTTTTCTTTGAGAAACAGTTTCTGTCTTATTAATCAAATCATAAAATGGAATTCCAAATAGTTTAACGGAATCAGCATCAACAACATATTCTCCTGGGTGCGTGACTGCATAATCGGTTTTTCTAATTAAACCACCATGTTCATAAGCAACATGCACATGATCACTGTGTTCAGATGGTTCATTTCTTGCATGTAGTAGTTGAACTGGTTTAACACCTTTCATTTTATTAAACTCTGCGATAGCAGCAAGAATCGGACCTTGTTCATAAGCATACGCACCTAAATCAATTGCTCTACCTTGATAATGGTAAGAGTTTGCAGCGTGTCTACCAAGAACTCCACCAAATTCTGGATGCTCATGAATACTTCCCGGAACAACACCCAATTTCTGAACATATCTTCCAAGTTCTCCTGCAATCTTACTACCAAGACTTCCATATCCTTTTCCGAGGTCTAAACCACCCATACCTTCAGCACCAGAAGTTGGTGCGGTATCGACTTCTCTTTTTTGTTTTAATTTAGAATAATCTTCCGCTGTTCCATGTATTTGGTCTTTTCCACCTCTAAATCCACCATAAAAGTAAAATCCATACTTTCTAACCAATTCATTTAACTTTTCATTAATACCACCATTTTTCTGACTGAATGTATCAGAAACTCCAAGAACTCTAACTTTTGCTCCTATAGATTTTAAATATGAAAGTTGAGATTCAACAGAAGAAAAGTCATCCTTAGAATTTGCAATGCCAGTTGAAAGGTCAATCAATTTCCCCTGAAGGGCATCGCCTTTTGCTTTTAAAATCTTTAAAACATTTGCCGCACTCCTGCCAACTTGAGTGTCGTCACTATCAGTTCCCTTTCCACTCCTACCGGCAAATCCATGTGCTATACTATCACCAATAACAAATTGTGCTTGTCCACCAAATTGTGCGAGTGGATTTTCTTGGGTGTCCCCTACTTTTTGTGCGGAAGGACTTACTGCCCCACCTTGTGTGCTATTTGCCTTCAGTGTTAATTGATTTGATAAATTAGATATAATTGAATTAATTGGATCAGTAATAGCATCTTTTACTATAGAACTAATCCAATTTGATATATCAATAGGTCCTGTCTTATCACTGATTACTCCACCTTTAACATCTGGAGATTTTGCAGTATCTAAAATATCATTCAGAAGATTATTAAGACCTACACCAACTGCTTTAAAATCACTCTCTGGTGGTTTGTCTCCCATTAAAGTTTTAACACTCATTTCAAGCAAAGGATGTACAAATTTTGTAGTGCCAACAATATCATAAGATTTTTCTAAGTATTCGTATGGATTTGTTATACTGACATCAGAAAAATTCTGATAGAAAGTTGATATTTTTGTATTAGTTGAATTTTGATATGGAGATAAACCTCCAACATCAACACCAGGCTGTAGCGGAGAAGTTGAAATAACCTCAGTTCTTCTTGCCTTAACTCCTTTACCTGCTGTTCTTGTGACTGCCCCCATATACATTCCGCCTCTGGTAACCTCTCCTCCTTCAGCGTATCCCATTGCTTCTGTGGCACCTTTACCATATAAACTTCCAAAAGAACCTTTCTTTTTAGCAAGAAGTCCAAAACTAAGAACATTAACCATTTGTCTTAGTTGCTCTCTAATTCTGGCATCAAGTTTTCCAAGATTCTCTCTTTGGGTTCTTATTCCTTTACTATCCCCCATTAAGGACATCACCGCAAAATTTATTAACTCAACTGCATATCTAAAGGGAGCACCAATAATATCAAGCAATGTTCCTATACCGGTAGAAAGAAAATTATAAAATCTGAGTCCGGGAATAGCAAATGTATTGTAAAAAGCAAGTTTGGCTGACCTCGTAATGAGATTTGGATCTTTTTGTGCTTCCTCCACTTTCTTGTAAGCATCTGATTCAAGTTTTGTAGTAAATTTTCTCTGTTGAAAAAGTAATTCACCAACAAGAGATGATGCAAGTCCAACGAGACCAACAACTCCGACAGTGGAGCTTGCTATTCTTTGAGCAATAGCTTGCATAGAAGCTCTAAATCCTTGCCTTTTAACAACCTCTTGAGTAACTTTTTCTTGAATAGTATCAACTGCTTGCCTTTGAACACCTGACTGAGAATCGATTTCAATCAGATCGGAAAAAAGCATTCCAGCAATAAGCATGGAATTCATTACATTTTTTGCGGTCCCTAATGCTTTCTCATAATTTTGTAGACCTTTATCGCCACCTAATAATTTTGCTTGTTTTTTACCAAAATCAACTATCTGATAAACTTTATCGACAAATGTGACAAATGAATTTAGTAATGCACCAGAAAACTGAAGAATGAAATCACTAAACTTCATTGCACCCACCAAAACACCTTTTAGTTTTGGTGCATGGGGTAAAAGTTTAATTGCAAATGCCCCTAAAAGAACTTTGAATAGGAAATTTTTTACAACATCAAGAAATCCAAGTTTTTTGACAGGCATCTTAGTGGATACTTGTCTTTCAGAACTATCCGTTGTATCCTCTAATTTTCTTTCCTTTTCTTCAAATCTCTTTCTTTCGTTCAGTAAATTTTGACGCTTGAACGCAATATCCTTAAATTTGTTTTTTTGTCCAACAAGTTTTTCGACTCGAACTACTTGCTTTTTAAGTATGAAAGTTGTTGGATTCTTGAGTGTAATGTATGCCATTTACTTATCCTCTCATACTTAGTATGTCTTGTTCCCAATTAATTTCTTCATCAATAATTGTAGTAGAGGACTGAGGTTTGGTCAGAATCGAAGGAGACATTATAAAGTCCACTTCACTATTATCAACGATTATTTCTGGTCTTTGGTCTATTTTTCTACCGGTATATTTACTCAAATGCTTTATCAGTTGAGATGATTTTTCATTTCTTTGTTTTTCATTCTCAATGCCATTGATCATACTGAAGAATTGGACTCCACCAAACAAATCAACAGAATCTTTATCAATCACATATTCACCTTCGTGCAATAGTCTAATACCACCAGATAAAGTAGGTCCACCACTCTGACGAGAAGAACTTAACATAGATTTAACTTCAAGATAATTCAAGAATGAAGTTTGATTTCTGTCGCCCACATAACCAACATGAACATGAGGAACTTTATTTGCTACACCAGATAATCCAAGCGGAGTTCCTGCATTTATTTTGATTCCCGATTTATTCTTAACAGCACTCGATAGTTCATACAAGTGAGTTGCATAAAAGAAATTAACTGTTTTGCCTTTGTGTGAAAAAGGTTTATCCAATTTTATTCTTACACTATGCTGATCTTGTTGACCGGGCATATTTGGATTTGCATCTTGACCCATTTGAGCAACATGTCCACGCTCTGCATACTCTAAAATTCCACTAACAGATGCAACAACTTTTGAACCTATAGGCGTTAAAATATCAAGACCAGTATCAGCAGCATATCCTCCTTTATTTGAAGCAATATTCTGAGAAGGAACTGGGTTTACAACACCAGAAATTGAAGTAGAGACACTCTCTGCACCCATATTTAATCCACTACCATCAGGAGTTTCTGGGTCACAAATGCAAGGATCTACATTTGCGGCAGGGGAACCTGGTGCTATTTTTGCAGTTGACGGACCTGCACCTTTTTTTATTTGTGCCAATCGTGCCATAAAATTAGATCTTGACATACCAGCCCTATTTCCACCAGCGTGTCTGTCAGGATATGTTCCACCACTACTATGGGGAAGACCTCTCCAAGTCGCAGAAAGACGATTACCAAACTCTTCATCACTCATCTGACCACTTCTCCACCTTGAAAATCCATGTCCAGAATATAACATTTTTAATGCTGTTCTATCTTGCAATTCTGGCGTAAACTTATCACTTCCTTTACCACCAGCTGCAACTACACGCTCTAAAAGATATTCTGGCATTTGTTGATATCTACCAACAGCACCATTTGCATTTGATGCCAACCAAGAAACACTCATTTGAGTTGGTTTTCCTGCAGTTGCACCGCGAGAAACATTAAATGCATCATATTCTTTAGGTCCAGATTCGACTGAAGCAATCAAATCTAAAATTGCTTTATCAATTGCATCTCCAGCAACAGCAAACCCGCTACCAGTATCGCAAGCAGCAGCACAAGCATCCGCACTTGTTTCTTCAGCAACACCCGGTGGAGGAAGAAGACCTAATTGAATTCTAAGTTGATTTTGTATCTGAGAAAATTTGTCCTGCAAACTTTTTGAGATTTCTTGTTCGATAATATTCTTAAATTCATCAGTTCCTAAAGATGTGTATATTTGATTATACGCTTGCCTATTTTCTTCATAAACTCCGGATAATAATAAAGAGGACAATGAACCACTTGCATTAGAATAATCTCTATTCGTAATTCTATCTCCAAGAATGGATTTTACAGTTAACCCCATTAAAGGTCCAATTGAACCACCATCATATAAACTTTCATAAGAAGAAATCATATAGTTATATTGATTCATTCTATCATTTTCTTTTGGATATGGAAAAATCTGTGTCATCATTCCAGTTCCGCCTATTGCAGATCCAGGTTGCAATGAACTCGATTGTGGATTGAATGTTCTTGGTATTTCTACTTTTTTACCTTTATTATTTTGAGTATATCCACCCCCAGCAAATTTTTTAACTACTAACCCACCACTATAATATCCCATATCTTTAACTGCTTTCTGCCCATACAAACTTCCAAATGACCCAGGAGTTTGTAGTTTATTGGCAACGCTATCCATTTTGAAGAATGAGAAAAGAGGAGCAAATACAGATAGACCCTCTCTTATATTGTCTCGCACTCTTGCATCAAACTTTCCCAAATTTTTATTTTGTTCTTCAAGTCCTCTTTTATCATTATTAATTTTCATTGCTGCAGCACGAATCAACTCAACACCGTATCTAAAAGGAGCACCAATAATATCCAGAAGAGTTCCAACACTACTTAAGAATGCTATCGGAACTTTAAACATTGCGGAGAGAACACCGAATTGGTTCAATCCTTTGGAATATTTTTTAATTTGATATATTCCTTCACCTAAAGCCGAGGATAATAGACCTGCGCCAAGAACTATTCCAGCAGCACCCAAAGGTCCAATTGCTGCTCGTGCTGCTACCTTTGATCCTTCTTCTGCCGCTTTTGCTGCTGCTTCTCCTTTTATCTTTTGTTGAATAATATCGGTGCCAGATTCTATTGCTTGACTTGCTGCAGGTATTCCACTACCAACTCCACCAAAATCACTGAATATCATTCCGGCAATCATGATAGAATTCATTAAAGAATTCGCTTGATTGTTCAATCCATCCAAAGAATCAACTGCTTTTTGTCCGCCAATAGTCTTTACTAATTTTCTTGCATGTTCGGCTGCTTGATATCCTTTATCTACAAATGTGACTAATCCATTTAATAATTTGCCACTCATATCAAGAATAAAATCACTGACCTTAAACATTGTGGTCAATAATCCCATCATTTGTGGAAGATATTTTAACAGACGAACTGCTACAAATCCTAATAAAACATTAACAATAAATTGTTTTAAGGAATCTAAGAAACCAAGTTTTTTTCCTATCTTCTTTATTGGTTTTCCTATAAACTTTAATGTTTTTTCAAGTCTTGATTCATAATCAATAAATCTTTCTCTTTCAGAATTTTTTCTCTTATCATCAATACTTTTTTTCTGAGTAATTAATGATGACTTAATAAGTTTTTCCTTTGCAACAAATTGTCCCTTTACGGATTTAAGAGTTGTTGTGAATGGAGAAACTATTTTCATTTTTATCTAATACCTAAGATATTAGCATTTCTTCTATTTGAACTTGACGAAGCACTGAAGGATGGAACTGATGGATTTGAACCACTTCCTCTTCCTCCTCCCATTCCACCTCCAGCAACTTTTGGCTTAGATGAAACAACTTTAGGTGCTGGTTTTGGTGTTGGGGTGATTGGTCTTGAGTTTGGAGATGTTTTACCTATCTTTGCCATTCTCAAGTCTCTTGCTCTCTTCGCCTCAGCATAACTTCCATAATATTTTCCATCCGAAGATGAATAGTATTTACCCATTGCCGCAGCACCAGATTGCTTTATTCTTGCCTCAGATGCTTTGTCGGCAGCATTTGCTTTATCTATTTGGTCATATGTACCAAACATTCTGGTTAATCCACGACCAACTCCACCAAGAAGTCCACCCCTATTCATAAATTCTTGATTTGCAGTTCTTACCTTAGCATTAGTTTCTCTTTCTCTTTGCTGTGGGGTAATTGAAATTGATAACTTTTTCTTTGCATTTGAATCATTTACTGCTCTTGAATATCCATTAGGTCCAAGGCGTTCATTCATCATTTTTTTAATATTTTCTTCTTTCATTCCACGCCTTCTCATATCTTCCAAATCACTAATAGCAGTGAGACGCATTTTTCTTGCGTTTAAAGTCTCCTCTCTGCCAGTAGAACCTTTTGGATCAAAGAAGTCTGCAATAGACTCCAACATTCCTTTGTTTCTTTCAGTTGCTCTTTGATAAGTTGGTTCTCCTCCTTTAAAAGACAAGTAAGCAACAAAAGGTCCATCAGGTCCCATCATAATTTTAGTTTTTGGTAGGTTCTTTTTATCTACATTTCCAAGACCACTACTCATCAAACCACCACCTTTACCACTATATCCTTTATTTCTGGCACCATACTTATCAACTTGTCCAGAAAGACCCTTTGCAAAATTAGAGGAGTATATAATATCCTTTCCTCTTTTTTGAGCAAAATATCTCATTCCACCGACATTAATTTCATTAATAGGAATACTATCGGCACCCGTTCCTGCACCAAGGGTTTTTACTCCACCTTTAACAAGGATTGATTGTCTACCACCATAAGTTGTTCCATAACCAGCACCAAGAGGTGTTTTTACTCCTTTTCCGGATGAAAGTGCTCTTTGAACTCCTACTTGGTCTTCTATTCTCTTTAATCTTTGGTCTAAAGATAATCTTTTATTATCTTCAAGAACAGGATCTCTATAATTAGGATCTTCTCCAATCAATCCACCACCTACAGCATGAACTGCATGTCTTACAATTTTGGGGCGATTAGTTCCACCACCAGCAGAGTTCATTGCTTCAAGTGTGCTCACACCAAACTTCTGAACTGCTCCACGAGACATAACAAATTCACCGTCAGTAAGCATTGCTGGGACTTTATCAATTCCCTTTGGACCAGAAATGCTTCCACCAAGTCCTTGAGTTATATTAGCAAGACCACCAGAAGCTAAAAATGCTGTAAATGGATTGAGTTGGGAAGATACTTCTGCTCCAGTTGACTTTAAAATACCTTTTAAGTCGGCAAGACCACCACCAGCAGCTTCCATTGTGGGAACTGACTGAGGTTCAGGAACTGCTATTTGTGGTGCTTCTCCATCACCCATGAATTTATTGATTGCAAGACCAGTTCCAACAGCAGCTGCACCGGCAACTCCAAGTTGAAGAAGACCACCGCGCAATCCACCAATTTTTCCACCACCAGCAAATACGGAGGCAATCCCCTTTCTTTTTAGTATTTGTCCAGTGGCAATTGCTTTTGCTAATCTTGCTGCAATTACAATAAGTCTGGTTGTTAACCCAACGGCAACTCCAGCAACTTTTCTTACAACTCTACCAAACCCAGTACCAAATAAAATATAACCAGCAACCAGAGATGGCCACCAATCACTCAAAAATCTCATTATGGAGCGAATTTTGCTCCTATTTTTTTCGTCCGCAAACCAATTTAATAATAATATAAGTGCTCTACCAAGAAATACGGTAACAAAAAATTGTATTATCTGGTCTAATATACTTTTAACTGGAGCAACAACAGATTGTGCTACATTCTTTACGGTTGCAAAAGATCTTTCCAGACCAAGTTCTATACCCTGTCTTCTACTTCTTTCCTGACTTTTTCTTGTTTCATCAACATCTCTCTTTGTCTGAACATTTTGTTGAGAGAGAAGTTGAATGATATTTGTTAATGATTTAGATATGTCCTGCAGGATGGCAGTGTCTGCAGGGGATGATATTAATTGTTGTTGAGGTTGAGCAGCAAAAGCAGAAGAACGAACCGTTGTCGTTCTACCCATCATTTTTTGTGCATTTACTGTTGCCATGATGCCTTACAGTTGTGAGCTTTGCTGTTGTTGCTTCATCCTCTCTTCTTCAAGATGTTGCTCCAAAAGACCAACATAAACATCTCTTTCCCACGGGATCATATTTTCAATCTCCCATAAAGAATATTTATGGTACTGTACTAAGGCAAAATTAAGTCGGAAGTAGTTTTCGAGGTCCATATGGACCATGGCTACGCGAAAAAAGACGCTAACCCTTCAAGAACTACTTCACTTTCAACACCAGTAGTTGGGTTCTTGACAGTGATTTTATGAGAAAGTTTTGGCATTGTTTCAAAGAACTTTTCAATTTCTTTGAACTGTGAGGAATTCATTTGATCTAAAAATTCAGTAACCTCTTTTTTAGTTACATCTGCCGTAGACCATACTTCTTCTTCAGTATAGATTTTATCAATGCAAGATGCAATCAAATCAAAAGATTGTTCCATTGCATTTTCATTTTTAAAATCGAAGTTAGTTTTGATGAATTGGTCAAGTGATGGATATTTCATTTCCATCATAATACTACTATCTACCTTAATTTTATTGGTATGTTCTGGATTTTTTTGTACTTTAATATCATCCAAGTTAATACTCACAGAAACATTAGTTTCATTATCATCAGGGCAGATAATATTAACCTCAACATCTTCTCCGACAGATTTGCCGCGAATATTGAGAAATAAAAACTCAATGTCAAAAGTTGGTAAATTTTCTACTTTAATGTCTTTAGTCAAAATACAACTTTTGATGACATTCTTAATTGCATTAGTAATTTGCTTATTGTCTTCGCTTTCTAAAGCAATTACTAATAACTTTTCTTCCTTAACAAGAAATGGTCGGTAAAGAATTGTTTTTCCACTTGAAGGCAATTCAAGTTCATAAGTCGGTGTAGAAATCTTAGGTAATGGCATAATGACCTATAGAGAAAATCAGATGTGATTATTTAGATGCTTATGCTCTGACTGAATTTCCAGAAGAATTTGCTGCTTGTTGAGATACTCCACCAACTGTAAAGGATGATGGAGAAGAAGTTGCCAAAGCTCCAGCACCATCAAGACCAGGAAGTGCCATATCACCAATGCTAAATTGTGCATTATTGTATATTGCTTGAGTTTCTGGGTCCACAAAATCGCCAAAAGAAGATTGGGCGTCCGAATGAAGAGGTTCTTTACTTCCAGTTGGGTAAAGAACATACCTAACATAAGAAAAAGACACGGTACATTTTAGTAGAGATGAAGTATCATAAGAAACTGGCATTGAAGATATAGAAATAGGAAATGCGTTAACAAATTGATAACTCAATGTTCCTCCAGAATAAAAATCTTTAGAACCAGTTCTTTCGAATTTTGTGATAGATAATCCCGATTTAGAAACATAATTGGTTGGATAATTTATTCTATAAAAATAATTTGTAGCTAAAGAACCAGGTCTGCGTACACCTTCAGTTTTCTCTGGACCTTGAGCTACACTTTCTCCAACGATATATTTCATCCATACTTCAAAAAATCTAATTGGAAGATATTCGCCAGCGTTGACATAAAATGTCATATCAATTCTATCATCATAAATTCTTCTTGAAGCGTGTCTATGAGTAGTTCCGTGATAATCGCTGTTAATATCAATGGTCGCAATATTAGATCCAGGAAGCACTGTTTCGCAACAAAGCAAATTCAAAGTATCTTGCTTAATTCCCTCAAATTGATATATTCCATTCGCTTCGAAATACTTTCTGCCATTAGTCCCAGAGAGTCCAGGGGGAATGGGAATTGATACCTCAAAATGAGATGTTAGTGCTGGGTTCAGTAGTTTGGACTTAATGTCCGACACTGACCTTACTGTTCTTCTAACTGGGTCGAATACCATTTATAAATATTTTTTGACCGTATATATTATGTAGTAAGGATAATGGCAGAAAGTATTAAGAGTAAATATAAACCATCATATCCAAAAAAGTACATAGGAGACCCAAATAACATTATTTGTAGAAGTAGTTGGGAAAGAAAATTCTGCCGTTGGTGTGATTTAAATGAAAATATAATTGCTTGGGGCTCAGAAGAAATTCGCATCAAGTATTATGACCCAGTGAAGCAAAAAGTAAGAAATTATTTTCCAGATTTTATTATTAAGGTAAGAGAACAGTCTGGAGAAATTAAGAAGTATATTGTAGAGATTAAACCGAAAAAACAAACAGTTCCTCCACAGCAGAAATCCAGAGTAACAAAATCATATATCTACGAAGCCTATACTTATGCTACAAACCAAGCAAAATGGAAAGCAGCAGAAGAATTCTGTAAGGATAATATGATTGGATTCAAGATCATCACAGAAAACGAACTGGGTATAGGGTAATGGCAGAAGGTTTCGGGCAATATGCAAGTGTTCCCCCAAGAATGAGAGAGCTCAAAAAGAAAATTGCTGAGGCTGGAACTAATGACCCAGAAGATTTGATGTTAATTATTATGGATTCTTTAAAAGAAGAAGTATTATATCCAGAGCCAGGAAAATTTTATACTTTTATATACAACCCCAAAACACCGGAAATTGAATATGACCAACATCCATTGATTGCTTGTACTTCATTAGAGAGATGGGGATTCAAAGCAATCAATTTTCATTGGAGAGAAGGTAGGCAATATACTTGGGAAGAAGTTGCTGGCAAACTTCATGTAATAAAGTATGATGAACTTGATGAAATGTTATCTATACCTTATGCAAAATTCCGTCTAAATAAATAAAACCCACAATTTACGAAGTAAAAATATATTTGATTAGAGAAATTCCACCCTCAAAAGTAAAGTAGTGGCAAATACAAAAACAAGCAAACCAAGTTTAGTAACTGTAGGAAATCAACAAGTAGCAGTAAAAACTGTTGTCACTGACAATGGAAATAATAATTTTTCCATACAAGTTGTAAGAAATAGCGCAACTAACCCAAGTGCAACTGGAACTGTTATTGCGGCAACAGATTCCTCAGGAAAGTTAAAGCCAACAGCAAATGCATCATCTCAAGAAAAATTAGACATTAGCAATACAAATAGTCAATTAATAAAAGAAGTAAGAAATCAAAAAAGTGGACTTGAAGCACCTTTGGGAGTCACTGATCCAACAGCAAAAGCAGCATATAATAAGGCAGGTGGTCTTGGATCTGGAAATCAAGCAATAAATCCAGAGCAGAATAAATCCCCAGAATCTCTTCCGAGTGATGAAGCAAAGGAAGCACTATTTGGAGAATCCGAAAGTTTCAGAGAGAAGACAAGATTAAATTATGGAGATGCTAGATATCCATTAGATTTATCAATAGAATTTCAGGATTGTATAAAGTTTACAATTTTAAATTATAGACCATCTTTAGCTGGGGGAAAAGGTGGACAAGGAAGCACCGGAGAAGTTAGTAGAATTGTCACGATTGATAAAGGAAATCCAACCATAGGTAAAGAAAGACTTGGAACCATAACTCTACCAATTCCGGCAGGAATTTCTGATAGTAATTCGGTGAGTTGGCAAGAAGATCCTATTAATAACTTTCAAGAAGCTCTCGGCAATATCACTCAAAAATATATCATAGGTGGTACGGAAGCTGCAACACCGGCAGTAGGATCTGCGACAGACACACTGAAATCTTCAGTAGATTCTGGAGATTTGCAAAGATCCCTCTCTGCCACATTAGCGGGATATGCAGCCCAAACAGATAAGCTGCAGCAGAGAGTATATGGAACTATGTTCAATAATAACCTAGAACTGCTGTTTAATGGGCCCGGTCTTAGAACTTTTTCTTTTGGATTTAAATTATCCCCAAGAAGTCCATCAGAAGCAAAAGAAGTAATGAAAATTATTCGTTACTTTAAGCAAGCAATGTCTGTAAAAAGAAGCAAATCTTCTATTTTACTTAAAACACCAAGAACATTTGCAATATCATATATGTCATCTAATCAACAACATCCATACTTAAATAAATTTAAGGAGTGTGCATTGACATCAATGAATGTTGATTATACGCCAGATGGTCAATACATGACATATATGAGCTCAAATATAAATGAAAGATCAATGATATCATATAATCTAACATTATCTTTCCAAGAACTTGAGCCAGTATTTGATGATGAATATGGTAATGAGCAAGTAATTACAAACATAGGTTACTAAAATGTCTTCATATTTCAGCAAACTACCAAACTTTGAATATGTTAGCAGACTACCAAATGCTGGTATATCTGACTACTCTTTAGTTAAAAATTTATTTAAGAGAGGAGTAATACGAAGTGATATTTTAGACAATTTAACTTTTTTCGAAAAATATAAAATAATTGGTGATGACCGCCCAGATAATGTAGCATTTAAAGTTTATGAAGACTCAAGTTTAGATTGGATAATTCTTCTTTCAAATAATATTACCAACATACAAACAGAATGGCCATTACCTCAAGATGTTTTTGATTCCCATTTAAGACAAAAATATGGATTTGATGCTGGTTTAAGTTCGGAAGAAGATATTTACAACAACATCTATAATGGAGTACATCACTACGAAACTATAGAAATTAAAAATAGTCAAGGAGTTGTAATTATTCCCGCCGGTCTTGAAGTTCCATTTAACTATGCATTAGGTATGCAATATTATGAAGAAACTACGGATACTATAGAAACAATTTATGAGGCAGTGAGAGTGGTAACAAATTATGAGTATGAAGAAAAAATTGAAAATGAAAAAAGAAATATTTTTGTCCTAAAACCAGAATATATTAGTGTTGTAATCAATGATATGGAAGATATGATGGAATATAAAAAAGGTGCCACTCAGTATGTGAGCGACACCTTGAAGAGAGCTGATAATATCAGACTATATCAATAATCAATCTTCAGCAAGACGCTGGAAATAAGAAAGAGCATCATCTTCATCATCATCTTGAGAGATTTGAGGAAGTGAAGGAGACTTAGAACGAGCATAAGACTGTTCTAGTTCTTCTACTACACGCTCTTGAGCAGTAGGAGTTTGAGTGAACTCTTGGAGTTCATCTTCTTGCTCAACCACTGCACGGGAACGAGCAGGAGAAGAGTTCTTGAGACCCAGTACCATATTCATACGACGCTCAAGTTCTTCATAAGACTTGAACTGGTCTGGGGCAGTGATGGCAGTAAGAGAATACTCTTTCTTCCAGAGTGCTTCGAGAGCATCATCATCATCCAGCAGAGGTTCAACCGAACCAAACTCAGACTTATCATAGTTCCAGTAACCATCTTTCTTCACAATCTTCAGTTTGAAGTTTGCACCTTGCCAGAAGTCAAAAGGATTGATAGGAGTTTCATCCTCAAACTCAGGTTGCATTGCTTCCATAAGTTTATCAAAGATCTTCTTACCATACTTAAAGAGAAAGACCTTACCTTCGTTTGCAGGATTTGCAGGATCTTTTACAACATAGATGTTGCTGTAGTAAGACAGTTTACGCTTTTGTTTGCGAACAGTTTCTTTGTTAGACTCAATACCACTATTCCACAGTTCGCGGTTATATTCTCCCAGAGGATCTTTCTGACCAATAGTAGTCAGAGAGTTTTCAATATACCATCCACCATTACCTTGGAAGGCATGTGAATACATTTTTGCCCAAGGAAGTTCTTCACCTTCGGGGGCAGGAAGGAAACGGATAACTGCAAAACCGTTACCTGCTTTATCAACTTCGGGTTTCCAGAGACGCTCATCTGCACCACCTGAAGTTGTACTCATTTTCTCAACTTCTTTTACCAGTTTAGAAGTAAGAGAACCAAGTTTGGATTGCTTTTTAAGATCAGAAAAAGACATTAGATTTCTCCGTATTAGTAGGATTTGGCTTTTGTGTACTTCGTTATTCTACAGGTCAGAACCTGTTTTGTCAATCTGCTGCTTCATGATATCAAGCATTTTGGACATATTATTGAGAATGATATTCATGTCCGTTCCCGGAGGCATTCCCATCATAATTGCAGAATTAACAATTTTTTCTTTCATTTCGACTGCTTCGGGATCATCGGATAAACTCATTCTTGTATAAAGAACTTTTTGTTTATCTAATAGAGTTTCAAGAACTTCAACATGTTCAAGTTTTTCTTCTTTACTCATCGTAGGAAATTTAAAAATATTTCCATAGATTTGTTCTTGAAGTTCTGCAATTTCAGTCATCTCTGAGCGGACGACTTCGGAGTTAAAGAAACTCATTGACCCTCCAAAATAATTTCTTTTAAAATTCGCCTAAAACGAAATACATCAATATTTAGAAATGGATTATATTTTTTAATCCGACGACTGACGGTTTCCCACACTGGGTCTTGAAGTTTCTTATCAAACTTGTTCCCGAACAGGAATATTTTGTCATAGATCACCATAGTTTCTATACTAATCTTCCCGCTCAGGAACTTTTTTAGAAGAGGTGGATGTCCCTTTGAGCACTTAAAAACATCTTCAAAGTTATTATCTTCAAACAAAGATTGACTCTCTTCTCTAAAAACATAAGAAAGAGACTGAATTTTCTTTTGCCAATTTTGATATCTTCCTTCACCCTCTTTCATCATTTCACCAATCCACAAAGTTTCTGGATCTGGACAAGAGACAAAGTTTGCAACAAAAAAGTCTATAACTTCTTGATCAGATTTTTGCCTTGATATTTTTTCAAACCACATTCTGTCCTTCCGTTTATAAAAAGACTGAACTGTCGCTCTACTTTTACCACAGTACTTAAAATAATCATAACTGTCTTTGGTAAAATGATTTTTCAACGACAAATAGCACTTATAGGCATCAAAAGGCATCATTCAAAAAAGTAATATAGGGATTTTTTTGCCGGGATTTTTTCCGCCCAAAAATGGATTAAAAAACCAATTTTGCACGGGAAGTTTTTTTAAGAAAGTTTAGTTCCATTGCTTCATACTTAATCTTTTCCTTCAAAGGTTTTGAAATGAGTTTAGGAACTGATTCTAAATCAATATTGTTTTGCTCACAGAAATGAACAATAGCATCAATATAATTCATTTCAACATTAACTTGCACAAGATTTTCAATTTCTTGTGCAAATCGTGATGGACAAAAGAACTTGTTTTCTAATGCTTTTTCTAATTCATTCTCCATCTGACCCAGTATTGTGATGTACAAATTCTTTAATATAACGAACTAATAGTTTAATATAATCCCCTTTGTTTCTTTTGTCAAATACTTTGACTTCACCGCCAGGAGTAACCATTAAAGTAATAAGTTTTTTGACAACCTTACCAGTAAGTTCGTAGTATGCTGCAGCGTAGAATGTTTCTTGAACAAAATAGTTTTCAATCCATTCTTCTGGTTTAATTTTTTCTGAAGTCTTAAAGTCAATAACTGCTAACTCTCCTTCATATTCAGCAATACAGTCAACTCGTCCAGCAAGTCCAAGGTATTCTGAATAAAGAGTTCTCTCAATTGCATGAATATTATTTATCTTATCAAGATAAGGTTTCGCATGATGAAACATATGCTTTGTCAGGAGTTGATAATCATCCCAGACAAGTGATTTATTTTCAAGGTAATCCTGACAGACTTGGTGAAAGTCAGTTCCTCTTGCTGTTGCCTTTTTAGTAATACGATTTGCCTCTTCAAGTCCTACACGCTTTCGCCAATCAATAAAGATTTGACGATTATAGAATGAAGTAACTGAAGTAATTGAAGGCACCCACTGACCATCAGGAAGATTGTACAGACGGATGCCATTTGTTTCTTTCTTTTCTAATTCCAAATCACCTAGGTAATTACAATGAACAAAACTCATACACCAACTTCCATTTTAGCAAGAATATATTCCTTCACAAATCCAGAGCGAACAATATCATCAACTCCAAATTCAATAATATCAATTGAAGGCATCACACGAAGAACTTTCATGAAGTCAATGATTCCATTCTTCTCATTCGTCTTAATAAGATCAGATTGAGTAGCATCGCCACAGAACATAATCTTACTGTTTTCACCTACACGAGTAATTATACTATCAAGTTCATGAAAATTCAAGTTTTGGAATTCATCAACAATCACAATGGCATTATCTAAAGTGGTTCCGCGAATAAAAGAGGTGCTCCAAAAACTGATCGTTCCCTGAGTTTTAAGATTGCCATAAAGCATCTCAAATGATGCGTCGTCTGGCATTTGGAACATATACTTTACCATATTCTTATATGGAATCTGATAAAGACTTGACTTGTCTTCATGGTCTCCGGGAAGAAAACCAATCTCACGAGTAGCAACAAGAGACCTTACAATATAAATTTTTTCGTAAGGACTTCTTTCATCGAGAACATCTTGAAGTGCATTGTAAAGAGTGATAAAAGTTTTACCAGTTCCTGCACATCCATAAGCAACAATATTTTGTCCCTTCTCATATGCTCCATATAAAAGTTTTTGATTATCAGTAAGAGGTTCAATATCTCTCATCAAATCAAGACCAATTGGTTTCTTGCGTTTCATTTGTTTTGCAGTCATCCCAACACCAATTGGTTGATCCTCTCTTCTTCTTCTTGCCATAAGATTTTAAGATTTAAACGGGTTTTACTTTAGAGCCTGGAACTTGTGATGCTTTTTTAAGAACATCATTCCATCCGGGATGAGATTTTTTAAGTCTATCATACACTTCCCCAATATCACCAGATGATGGGCAAGTACTTGGGTCAGACCAATCTCTATCCCACTCGGGATTATCTTTTTTCCATTGATCCCAATCATGAACACTGAGAACAACTTCTTTTTGTTCACCAGTTTGTTTATTAATCACTGGATATGTTGCCAATGTTACACCTCCATTGTATGTAAGGATATTTATTCAATAGTGATGGAAGGTGCATCAACACACTCAGAACACCCTTCACGAGACCAACCAAGTGCTTCAGACACTGCAGGAAACTGGCAAGTAAAGATGCAACGAACAAGTTCTGCAATTTCCATGTGTTCCTTCTGTGTACCATGAGCAGAACGAAGATCAATATAATGAATCCATGACCTTACAGAACCGGTCATATAGAGTCTTGTAGGCGTCGCTAAGGGCAGTACAAACCTTGCACACTCCTTTGCCACACCCTTCTCTAAAAGGCGGTTATAAAGGCGTAGAGACTGCTCAAAATGAACGCGGATATCTTCTGTCAGTGTCAGTTTCAGATAGTCGGGAATATCATCAATAGAGTTCTGACGGTTCTTTGTATCTTGGCGGCGCAGTTCAGGCAGAGGAATAGTGCTATTCAGAAGATTTGTATCAGCATATCGTTGCGAAAATTCTTGATATGTAAATGAACGATGGCGAAGAATCTGAGCTGCTAGTCCACGAGTAGTATTGATTTCAACAGTCATTGAAGCTTGTTCAAAGATACTCCAGTGTTGATGTTGGATGCAATACTTGAGAAGACCAGAAAACTTATCATTATCCTGATTAGCAGGATTACTTACCCGAGCACAATATGCCATATGCTTTTCTGCATCGGGAGTAACACTAATGAGTTTTACTTCTGGTTTCATAAACTCAAAATCATCGTACATCGTATTCATCTTCCTCGTCATAAAATACTTCGTCGTAGTCACTTAAAAAATTTTTAATTTCTTCATAGACAGGATCTTTAACCTCAGTCTCAGGTTCAATCTCTGCTTTTAAACAATCTACCAGAGACTCAAGGTTTCTGACAATAAGTTTAAGTTTTTCTCTATCCATTTTTTATAAACCTCGACAAAGGTATTATAGACAAAAAAAGAGGTGGAGTCAAGTCCACCTCTTAAGTCATTTTGCTGCTACCAGAGTAGCAAGAGATGCTTTTTGACGCCTCTCTTCTTTTTGTTTTTGTTCTTTAATGAGTTGAAGAAAGTTTAGTTTTTTCATCACTTATGCCCCTCCTTTACAAACTTAACACCACGATAGTTTTCGTTATACTGTTGGGGTTGTTGCATCATTTGCTGTTGATACTCAAGACGCTTTTGCTTGTCGTATTCAACACCGCGATAAACTACTTTTGACATTAGGTTTTCTCCTTAGTTTTTAGGTTAAAGAGCGTTCCTTCAGTCGGCGTTTCCGTTCGCTATTTGCGAATAGCGAATGAACGAATTGCGTTCCGCGTCGGCTTACTTCCGTCCTATTAGGTTTTAGCACTTTACTATGAAATCCTTTCGGAGTTCTAATAACAATCGGTCCTCTATCTTTTGAATTACTACATCGTCGTTTTTAACGATGTCCATTAGTTCCATCGCGGTGTCGCAAGAAACTGCAACCTGTTGGATGCTAGATGCTTGTGGCGCTGAAACGAAGAGGAAAGGAACCCATGCTAAAAGCAAGAGTGCTTTAGTCATAGGATGAACGGTAGAGGATTATTATACCTCTATTCAACTTATATAGGAAGTTTTGTGTGTATTTCCTGATACAGTTTTCTATCTCTCAATATAACTTAATGTATGATTGGTAGCATAAAGTTGTTGGATAATAATATCACATCCAATCTTTGGATTACAATCACCACAAGTATAAACATCAACTGCTGCCTTACCTTCTTCTGGCCATGTATGAATGCTGATGTGACTTTCGGACAACAAGCATATTACAGTAACTCCTTGTGGTTCAAACTTTTTTGAAATTGTTTGAACCACAGTAGCGCCGCTCGCTGCTGCCGCGTTTTCCAATAAGTCTATAAGACAACGCTCGTCGTCCAAAAGGACAAACGAGCATCCATACAAATTAAGTAGGTAATGCTTCCCCATTACAACGGATTCTCCTCTGCTTCTTTAATTAATGAACTCACAATATCTTCTGTGCCATCCATTGTTTTGATAGCATACAGAGATGATTTCTTATATTTTTTAATTTTCTTATATTGTTTTAAAACTATGTCTATATTATCTAAGTCAATAGTAATTTTGGCATCTTTACCAATTCTATTTTCTTTTCCTTGACCACCAAATCCTGCGCTCATTTTTTCTTCTTTTTCTCAGGTTGTTTGTATCCCCAAAGTTTTGGATTGGTTCTACCATATCCAAAATCAATCTTTTTAACAGCACCTGGACCATACTTGTCATAGTACATATCAAAAAGATTTACTCGTTTAGGGCAACGAGTCAAATCAATATATTCTTCACCATCAACAAGATACCAAATTAAATATGCATCATTGGGTAGAGAAGAATCTTTTGCTTTTTCTACAGTAGTTTTTTCTAAAATAATTTCGCATCCATATTCATATGGCAGAACTTTATTAATCTTAGTCTTATTTTCTGCCATTTTACTTTTTTCTCCTACCGCTGTACTCATGAACGACCCCCCCATTGAATATCGGAGTAGGCTTCGGAAACAATTTCTTTAGTTATTTTATATTTAGTTTCAAGTCTTTTATCTTTTGTTAGAACTAAAACTTCCGCTTCTTTAGGATGAAGTCCCTCCAAAATATTAATGAACATGGTTTCTCTACGAAGAGAACTTAGTGTATCATTGCCACCTTTTACAAAGTTATAGAACATATGATACTCTCTTCGGATAGAAGACTTCCCTTGGTCCATAGATCCAAGAGAATTGGAGTCTAACTCATCCATTTTAGAAACTGCATCATTAATTTTTCCACTTAGAGTTCCACTGTAAGAGGTTTGTTCTCCAGTGCTTGCATATGGAACATCACCTTCAGGAAGCAGTGAAATCACAGTATCATCAAAATTCCAAATAAAAATTGCTTTTAGGGAATCATGTTCATAAGTTTTAAGAACTTCCACTTTCTTTGCATTACTTCTTTGCTTTGATGTAAGCTCTAAAATCTCAAATATAAAAGGATTTGTGGGAAGAGTTTCAATCGGTTTTTCAGTCGTCGCTTTCTTCGTCTTCGTCGTAGTCATAATCGTAATCGTTTTCAAATCGTACAGATACTATTTCGTCAGGAATCACCTGCCCATTTTCATCAAAGAACTCTGGATGTAAATATGGAGGTTTTGACTCCAACAAATGCCTATAAGTTAACCAACCTATTATACCTCCTACCATAAAAAAGAGCAATGTGAACATTGTAACGAATGTTATTACATATGCTGTTTCCATTTTTCTTCTCCAGAGAGTTTATTTTTTCCTAATATCAAAATGAAATTCTATAAAGAAATGAAACTCTCTACGGAAGAGAGAAATCATTTTACCAAACTTCACTTGAAAAGTCTTTGGCGTTGATGATTTTCTCCTCCTATTGCGTAGTAATAATTCAACACCCCTATTAATTTGAGGTTCTGACTTATTTAGTTTGCTTCTTTCTCCTTCCTGGTCTTTTGTCATGATTATATCTCCAGGCATCTTCAAGAATACCGTAAAGGTAATTTCTTATTTTTCTTGCTTGTGGTTTTGGAATATGTCCATATCCTTCACGAAGTTGTTTATGAATCTCATCTGATCCACCCTCAAGATAATCATCCAAATCCATTACAAGATTACTCAGCTCGTGTGCTGTATTACTTTCAATAAATTGTTCAACCTCTACTTTTTTAGTTCCACGAACTTTTAGATAATCATAAAAACTCAAAACAAATTGACCATTGAAAGCATAATCAATTGCTTTTTCTACATCGTTACAAACTTCGTGAATGGTGTTTTCCATTAAACTAGATTTTGCTCCTTTAGATATTGAACAGTATCGGTGCATCCACCAATGTGTTGGTCATTTACAATCACTTGAGGAAAGGTAGATCCCTCTCCGAATTCTGAATAAAATTCTTCTCTACTAAAATCACTATTCAATTTGTAGACTACATGTTGCAGTTGTGCCAACTCTAGCACCTGTTGAACTTTTGTGCAATATGGGCAACCATCTTTTGAATAAACTGTGAACTTCATTTTTTTCTGCAATTTTGTGGAATATTTATAGAAGATTTATTATAAGTCTTTACTGGTGGTCTGTAAAGTCCAGGCCATGTATCACGAATAATTTCTGCGAGTTTGTATGGTGTTGTAGAAGTTATCATAAGTCCTGCATAACAGATAATATAAACATTAGGATTCCAAAAAGTTGGAAGAGAACTAAGATGAGAAGCATTTGAGGTTTTCTACTAGGAGTTCTAATTCTTGTAGGGATGCGTCCCATTTTAGGGCATTCGCTCTTGAAGATATAACCCAAATATTATCGGGGGTATATCCTTTACCAGGAACCTTTTGATCTAAACTAGGATTTCTTGGATCTCTTTTATCATTAGTAGATACAAGAGGTATTCCAAGTAAAGGACAAGTTTCTGGAATAATAATATCATCTATAGTTATACTAAATGGAATACCCTTTCTTTTTGCCCTATGTTGAGCATTATGAAACATACTATATCTTCTATCGTCTTTTTTTAATTCACCTTCTGGTTTCTTTTTAGTTTTATTAAAAGCAATAGTAGTTTCTCTCCTAACACACCCACAACTAGTAGTTGAACCATTCATAAGACCATATCTCTCGCAAGTTTTTTCTCCACCACATTCACATTTACAAGTTGAATAAACTCTATTCTTCCCACTCTTAAAGACTACTTCTTCTTTCAGGACAGTAAGTTTTCCAAATTTTTTACCAATCAAAGCACCACAAGGTTTTGATTTATTATTTAAGGGCATTATCCTAACTTTGAATATCTATTATTATTTATATTTTATCATACTTTGGGTCTTATGTAAATAAAAAAGACCCCAACAATGAGGTCTTTAAAATCAAAGTGCGTTGCCCCGAGGCAAAACTTCCTCTGGAAAAACAAAATTTTCATGTGGTTGGTCTACGGGAGCCATCCAAGCACGAAGCCCTTCGTTAAGAAGTATATTCTTCGTGTAGAAAGTTTCGTATTCCGGATTGACGGCTGCTTCAATCTCCTGACTAACAAAGTCGTAAGCACGAAGATTGAGAGCAAGACCGATAATCCCGATAGAAGATGTCCAGAGACCCATGACGGGAACAAAGAGCATAAAGAAATGTAACCAACGCTTGTTACTAAAAGCAATTCCAAAGATTTGCGACCAGAAACGGTTAGCAGTAACCATTGAATAGGTTTCTTCCTCTTGTGTTGGTTCGAATGCCTTGAATGTATTTGCTTGATCACTATCTTCAAATAGTGTGTTTTCTACAGTTGCTCCGTGAATAGCACAGAGCAGTGCTCCACCCAGTATACCAGCAACACCCATCATATGAAATGGGTTAAGAGTCCAGTTGTGAAAACCCTGAAGGAACAGAAGGAACCTGAAGATAGCAGCAACACCAAAGGAAGGTGCAAAGAACCAACTGGATTGACCCAGAGGGTACATCAGGAAGACGCTCACAAACACTGCGATGGGACCAGAGAATGCAATTGCGTTGTAAGGACGGATGCCTACCAGTCGTGAGATCTCAAACTGGCGAAGCATAAATCCGATCAGACTAAAGGCCCCGTGGAGCGCCACAAAAGTCCATAGTCCCCCAAGTTGGAACCACCTGACGATATCCCCTTGAGCCTCAGGACCCCAGAGCAGAAGAAGAGAATGACCCATAGAATCTGCTGGAGTACTAACTGCTGCAGTAAGAAAGTTTGCACCCTCAAGATAGGAACTCGCAAGCCCGTGAGTATACCAACTCGTGACGAAAGTTGTCCCAGTAATCCAACCACCAAGAGCAAGATAAGCAGTGGGAAAAAGAAGAAGTCCAGACCAGCCAACAAAAACGAAACGGTCTCTTTTAAGCCAGTCATCGAGTACATCAAACCATCCTCGTTGTTGAATAGGTTGTGAAAGTGTAGAAGAAGTCATAACCTCCTTAGTTATTTCTCATATTTATCTTAACATTCCTTAACAAAGTAGTCAATGAGTGTTTGTGCTTATCCCCAATACATCTGACCGAGAGTGAATAAGACAAATACAAGAACTGTAAATACCATCATACCTACACCTGCCCAGATGATCCAGGGTTCCATAGGATGATGTTGATTATTATGAGACATAAAAAAAGAGGGTTGTTACACCCTCTAATTATATCAGTTATTCAGTTGTTATCAACCAATTGAAGGTGCAGTGAGAGCAACAGGAGTTGCTTCAGAAAACTGAGGATAGGTTTTTATTATTACTTGACTTTTTGATAATTTATGATATAGTTTCTTAGTGGAAACACACATCACACACATTAGGAGAATATCTATGACACCTTATGAACTTCGATTTGAAATCTTTAAGCAAGCATATAATATGCTTAATGACCAGTTTAGCATGGAATATGATACTGCTGTTCGTTGGAATGAAGATGAGAACAAAAAAGTAGCAATGGATTATCCAGAGTTTCCAACACTTAATCAAGTTCTAGAACAAGCAGAAATCATTAATGATTTTGTAAGTTCCAAATAAAGTTAAAGGAGGGTTTTATCCCTCCTTTTTTATTATCTTTTGTTTCTATTATAAGTTGCTCTTACAGCATCAAAAGATACTCTATCCTTTTCCTTTTCATCATCGGGAAGATTTGAATATGATGTATTAGCAAGTTTTGCTCTTCTTTGTTTCTTTTCTGGTGTTTGGTCTGTACTTGTTTTAGCAGTTCTTGCCCAACCCTGATGAACTGCATCAGCACCTGCTTCTCTTGAAGTTCCACTACCACTTCTTTCACCTCTTCTAATAGCACGAAGGGCAGCGGCAGCAGATGAACGATTTGCTGCTCTACCGAAAGAACGCTTATCACCAGATGCTCTACCATATCCATATCTTTTATCTAATGCAGCATCAGATGCTTTCTCATAAGGACTATCCTCTCTTTCTATAATATTGTCTCTCCACTCTTCACTCATATTCACCATAATTGCTTCTGCTGCTTGTTGAGTATCAGCATATCCTTCATCAAGTAAGTGTGAAAGAATTAGATCGTAAACATCTACTTCTTCTTTTGCTAAATCAGAATCGACACGAACATTTGAACCTGTTCTTACATTTCTTCTTGCTGCTGCCTGATGAGCGCGGCGTCTTGCCATCCAAGCACCACTTATACCACCACTATCTACATCTTGTGCATCTCTCTTTCTTAACATTCCTTTGACTTTTCTATCAGAGATTTCATCCAGTTGCTGATTTTCAACAACTTCCATATATGCTTCTTGAAGATTGCGAAGTTCTTGTGCGTCCATTTTTATGAATACTTTTTAGTTATTTAGGTATTCTATCATCTTTTGAAGAGTGCTGATGTTGTCTCCTACAAGACCTAATGCAGTGTTGCAGTTGTTACAGAGAACACCACGAACCTTATTTGTAGAGTGGCAGTGGTCTATACACTTCTTGGTTAGTTCCACATCACATATTTGGCAGTTCTCATTCTTCATTAGGTCATTATATTGGTCTTCTGTAAGTTTAAATCTGCGTCTAGCATATTCGTGAGTCTTATAATATTGCCTACGAACTTCCCGTTCACAATCCTTACACTTTGATTGAACCCCAGAAGGTCTACTACTTCTTTTAGAGAAACTATCAAGTTCTTTTGTTTCTCCACATCTACTACAAGTTTTCATTATGGTATGGAAGTTTGGTATGGAACTATTTATGAATAATACCATAAAAAAAGAGACCTGTAAAGGTCTCTTCATTCTTATTCAGTTTTTATAAAACTCAACCGATTGCGGGTGCAGTAAGGGCAACAGGAGTGTTGCTAGCAGCAGCAAGATCCAGAGGGAAATTGTGTGCATTCCTTTCGTGCATCACCTCGAGCCCGAGTCCAGCACGGTTCAGAACATCTGCCCAAGTGTTGAGGACACGACCCTGTGAATCAATGATGGACTGGTTAAAGTTGAAACCGTTGAGGTTGAATGCCATGGTGCTAACACCAAGAGCAGTGAACCAGATACCAACTACAGGCCATGCAGCAAGGAAGAAGTGCAGCGAACGTGAGTTATTAAAGGAAGCATATTGGAAAATAAGGCGTCCGAAATAACCGTGAGCAGCAACGATGTTATAGGTCTCTTCTTCTTGACCAAACTTGTAACCATAGTTCTGTGACTCGTTCTCAGTGGTTTCACGAACCAGTGAGGAAGTAACCAGAGAACCGTGCATAGCACTGAACAGAGAACCTCCAAAGACACCAGCCACACCAAGCATGTGGAAGGGGTGCATCAGGATGTTGTGCTCTGCCTGGAACACAAGCATATAGTTGAACGTACCAGAGATACCCAGAGGCATCGCATCAGAGAAAGAACCTTGACCGAAAGGATACACCAGGAACACAGCAGAAGCAGCAGCCACAGGTGCAGAGTAAGCAACACAGATCCAAGGACGCATACCAAGACGGTATGAAAGTTCCCATTCACGACCCATGTAAGCGTAGATACCGATAAGGAAGTGGAACACTACAAGTTGGAAAGGACCACCGTTGTAAAGCCACTCATCAAGCGAAGCAGCTTCCCAGATGGGATAAAAGTGCAGTCCAATCGCGTTGGACGAAGGAATAACAGCACCAGAGATGATGTTGTTTCCGTACATGAGTGAACCAGCAACGGGTTCACGGATACCATCAATGTCCACTGGGGGAGCACCGATGAATGCGATGATGAAACAAGTCGTAGCAGCAAGCAGGCAAGGAATCATGAGGACTCCGAACCAACCGACATAAAGACGATTATCGGTTGATGTGACCCAGTTGCAGAATTGTTCCCAAGTATTCGATTGTCGTTGACGTGAAATTGTAGCAGTCATTGTTTTAAGCAGTTAGTAAGACCATCAGGGAAATGGTGGAGATACTATGCTCCCCGCACCCTTAGCGGGGATATGAGAGACGTAATTTATACACCCATAGGTCTCGGTTATCGGGTGTCTAACAATGTTAAGGGAACGTTGCGTTCCGTAACATTTGTTTACCTATTTATCATACTACGGTTTGCCGCCTGTGTCAACCCCCCTCCCCAAATGGGGACACTCTCCTAAATACTCATAGTGTTTATCACAACAATAAGAAAATGAAAAGACTTCTATTAGCCTTTTCGTTATTCTTCGCAATCCCAGTTAATGCTGCTGAAATTACATCAAAAATCACTGATTCCGTTCAATTGAAAGTTGATGGTGCCGCAGTTCAATCAACTCGAATTGGTGCTTCCTATTCGGCGTCAGGAACCAATATCCAAGCAACATCCTTTGGAGGTGTTGGTGGTGCTGGAACCTATGACATTAATACTCCAGGTCAAGCATTTACTTTCTCTGAAAGTTTCAATGCTGCTGATACTCCAGTTAATACTCAAACAGTTACTAACGGTGTTATTGGAACACCAAATCTCTACGGAGATAGTGTAACTCAAGTTGGTGGTGAGAAAGGAACTCTTGCAGGTACTCTTTCACCAACTGGTGTTCCTACTGTTACTGCTGGTGGTGCTGGAACAAGTGCTACTGCTCAAAGGTCCATTGAACTGAGTGTATTCAAATGAGACATTTAACTCCCGTTTTGCTTTTAGCAACGGGAGTCATTTGTACTCCCGTTTATGCTGAGAGCGTTGTGCCTAATTTTACTAGAGGCACAATCAATGCAACAACAGAATCTACAACAAGAATTGTAGAAGCAATCCGCCAAGTTGAATATACAACTGGTGAATCTTATACTGTAACTGGTACGAACATCAACATTCCTGGAAATCCTACTAAGGATACAAATTATAGTATTACAACTCCTGGTGCTCCATTCCAGTTCAGTGAAACCTATCTCGGACCTGGAGTGGCAAAAGAAACATGGATAGATCGCACCACAGAAACTCAATCAACTACTACATCAATCTCTGTCTTTACGCAATAATTTCAACAGGGACTGCATTTGCTCAGCAAGCTCCATCAAATACAAACATCGCAGGACCTTCAGCATCTGCTACTGGTAATGTAACAAACCAGGCAGTTCAAGTGCTTCAGGGCCCTTATGCTATGAATACATTTGGTGCTGGTGTTTCTTGTCAAGGACCAACATTTTCCCTGGCACCATTTATTATTGGTAATGGTAATGCTAGTCAAGATCCAGAACAGTTTTCATCTTATTCTGGAAATGCTGGATTATCTATGGGATTTAATATTCCCTTAGATGGTTCTTTACAAGAACTCTGCAAATCAAGAGCAAGAGTTGAAATCTCAAGACAACAAGCCGAAGCTGATAAAGCAAGATTAGATTTTGAACTTGTAAGATTATTAAAATGTGGTGAAGCATACAAAGCAGGAATTATGTTCCATCCTGATAGTCCTTACTACAAAGTTTGTGAAGATATTGTTGTGAAGTACCCAAGAGTTGAGGATGTGGTCAATGGAACCAATACAACCTATTGATAATCCAAACTTAAGGCAAATAATCGGAAATAATCCGATTAACATACCGAGTGCAAGTATCAACAGAATATCTGGTCCATCTATAATCTCAACTATAGATAGACCAAATGTTCGTTCTGTAGAAGCACCTGTTGTTCGTGGTCTTGAAGTTCCTGTTATTGATGCCCCAAATACTACGATTAAATATCCAGTTATTAATGTTCCAACTCAAGCAGAGTTTGATGCTGCTGTAAAAGCAGAGCGTGAAAAACAAGCAACAGAACAACAAGAAAAAACAAGGGGGTTGCCTGATACTACCCCCCCACCTCAACTGCCTCAGGTTGCTCAAACCCCCCCTACTCAAACTCCTGTTGTTACTCCAGTTGCAGAAGTTCCAGCAGATAAACCACAACCAACATTTTCTGTTTATGGTGTCGATATTAATTTACCTGACCCTTCTCTTGTTGCTACGGCTGGTGCTGTCGCAGTAGTCACAACTGCT